TACGAACGGAAAGATGTCGATGACGCGATCTCCGAAGACGTAGACGAGATCTGCGCCATCGATCCGTGTCTCTTGGCGTGGGATCCCGAAGGCAAAAAACTCCTCGCTGTTTCGATGGACGGCCATCCCGTTGCAGTGATCCAAGGCGGATTTCTGGGCTTGGATTCCACGGGAATGATCACGGGATGATCCCCAAACGTCGATAATTGCTAGCGATTCAACGTACACGACTCGATTCTCAATGTAAGCATCAGTAATCGTTGAAATTTTCTCTTGACGCTTTCCCCCATCCACGTAACGTGATCAACGTGCGTAAACGCAGACGGCGTTATCGTGACGCGCTACCCGCAGACGCGGTGATAGGAGGCGTCACAACGGCCACGCTGGTTTATCCGCCAGATGGACCGATAACCCTCGGTGAACGTCGTCGTTATCGACCAAAGGAGAATCGCATGGCCATGGCAGCATTTCAGGCGCTAGCAGAGCGCCGTCGGCGTCGTCGGCGCCGGTCGCGAGAAGCCGTCGCAGGTGATCTTTCGGAGCGTCGCCGGAGGCGGTCGCGCAAGCGGCGTCGGCGGTCGCGTGAAGTTGTTGCTTCCGAGCGTCGACGTCGGCGCCGGTCGCGCGAGACGATGCGCGCTGGTGAGCGGCGCCGAAGGCGTCGGTCTCGGCGAACGGGCGAGCGGCGCCGAAGGCGGCGAAGCCGGGAAACTCTGGCGAGTTTCTTCGGGCTCGGTGAGCGCCGGAGGCGGCGACGGTCGCGTCGACGGGCGCGGCGTCGGTCGCGCGAGTTTCTCCCGTTCTTCATGGGCGAGCGTCGGCGGCGCCGGTCGCGGCGACGGTCCCGTGAGGCTGTAGGCGAGCGCCGCAGGCGGCGTCATCGGCGGAGCCGCGAGTTTACGGCTCTTGGCCGTCCGTACTCCTCGTACATGCCTTCAGAGCGCCGGCGACGGCACCGACGGTCGTATGAGATGCGGAGCGCCAACCCGACGGGTCGTTTCGTCGATCTGACCAAGAAGGCAGCAATCGCCTCCATTGGTCTCATCGGCGCACGCGCTCTGTCGAGCTGGGGTACTACCCAGCTTGCCAAGGCCGCTCCGTCGATCAGCGCCTCGAAGTGGGCTCCTCCGGTCGTCTCGGCGATCACCACGGGCGCTCTGTGGTGGGCTGGCGGACAGAACTGGACGCCTTCGGCTTGGCGCTCGAATCGGGAGCTGATCGCTCTCGGTGCGGCGCTGCACTTTGTCGAAGACGTTCTCGGCATCGTGCTGCCGATGGTCGGGCTCGGCCCCGGTAAGGGTGGCGTTCTCGGCAACGCGATCTACGGATCGCCCATGGCCGGGCTCGGCGGACTCTGCGACCATGGCGCAGGGCTTGGTACCTGCCAATACGGCTGCGCTTGGCCGACCAGCACTTCGCCGTGTCCGTTGCCCTCGCCGTACTTCCCGGGCTCTGCGTTGCCTCCGGCCGTCACGCCACCCGCTCCGGGTGCGTTGGCGCCGACTGGCACCGCAGGCCTTGGAGGCACTTGTGGGCACGGAGCCGGTCTTGGCACTTGCCAGTACGGGTGTGCATGGCCGACCAGCACCAGCCCATGCCCACTTCCGTCGCCTTACTTCCCGGGCACCATGCCGGCTCCGGGCGTGACCGCTTCGGGAACCGCGGTGGCGCCGGCTGCCGCTGGGGCTCGCGGCGTCGCTGGTGACATGGCCCTCAAGAAGGCAGGCGCTGCCGCTAACGACCCGTTCGTGGCGAGCCTGCTCATTCAGCGCGCTCAGCAGCTCCAAGGCACGCTGGATTCGGTCGGCATCGGGTAACTGACTCTTGATCAGGCGCCGGGGGTTATTGCCCCTTTAACACCCCGGCGCCTGTTTCAAAAGTGAAGGGGTTTTACTTTAACGGACCCAGCGGTCAAAAGCCGCGCTTCGTTGGAGGTTAGAACAATGCCAGCAGTTTGCGCATCCCAGATCACGAACCTCAACCACACCAAGTACATCCGCATCCAGGACAGCATTCTTAACGGGCTTTGCGGCTCGTTTTGCTGCTTCCCGGACGTGAATGCCCGCTCGCAGCTCTTCCAGAACCCCACCGGGGTTGGTGGCTGCTCCACCGACTTCTTCCGGGGAATCTTCTTCGGTGGAAGCGACGGTACCGTGTTCGTGCCGGACTTCCTGTCGGTGCCGGTGTTCATCACCAGCGTGACTCCGACGCACACGAATCACGCGGGCGATCTCGCTCTCGGGTTCAATGCGTTTGACGGCGCGGTCGTTCTCTTCCTGGCCAGCCTCATCATCGAGACCGGCTTCATCACCCTGCAGGTTCGGGGCGTTGATGAGATCTGCGAGGCCTTCTCGCAGCTGCCGGAGGGCGGGGGCGCCTTCGCGACGATGGCTTCGGCCACCTGCGCGCAGGAGTCGTCGATCCCAGGCTCCCCCGACATCAACTGCACCTGCCCATTGTTCGTCAACGTGACGAACGGCCTGCCGGATCAGCCGAAGTTCCGGATCGTCAACCCGCTGGCGATCGGCAACACCTCTTCGGTGACCGGTTTTACGTTCTTCGCCGAGATCACCGACGCGGACAACAACTGCTTCAATGCTCTCGACGCCGCGGCGATCGTGGGTGGCGACGCGCTTTGCACGACCGCCGGCAACTGCCCTGATTCCAAGCTCGGCGATATCCACGGGATCATCGAGCTGGTTTCGTTCGCGATCGACGGTCTCGCCTGCGTTACCCTCTGCTAGCTCCACTAAATTGGGGCTAGTAGCCGGCTAACGTAGCCCCGATTTATATTCCGCGGCGCCGGTCCCTGCCGGTGAGGTAGTTCTTCCGGCGCCGCGTTCAGTTTTGCGGATCCTGAGCCCGCATATAAGCTCAGAGGCCCGAAAGGGATGCCCTCCAAGGAGGAGACTTCGATGCCGATCAATCGCCCGCCTCACTCTCGCCAGCTCCCCCCTTATAATCCCCCCCAGCTTACCCCTATGGGCCAGGCGCAGGGCGGCGATGATCAGCTTGTTCGCTGGTACGATCTGCGTCGGAATCTTGGAAGCCTCGAGCAGCGCATGGCCGAGCAACTTGCCGGCATGCAACAGCGGCTCATCTCCGGTGAGTCGCAGATTCAAGATCTCGTCCGCTCGCGGCCCAACTCGGCCATGGGCATGTCGGGCGTTTCGGCGCTTGGCGAGCCCGGGCTTGGCTCTGTTGCGCAGGCTGTGATCCAGGGCCGCGTGCTCCCGTGGTTCCTCACGGTCGACATTCCCTACGATCGCGACACCGAAGGCGAGCGCGTTGTTGGAGAGGTTCTCTCAACCTCCGATGGCCCGGTGTTCATCACCGACCTTATGGCCTTCGCCTTCATCGATACGAAGGACACCCGCGCCCAGAACTTCCCGTTCTCGGCGATCGATATCCCCTCGTGCAACCCGAATTGCGGTAGCAACTCCTTCACGAGCAGCGACGAGGAAGCTACTTTCTCGATCGACTTCGGATCGCAGCTCATCCCAGGCCTCGACGTCCGTGGGATGTCGATTCCGATTTCGGTCTTGGACTGCAAGCTTCTCTCCGCAGGGCAGAACACACTTTGCGCGAGCCTGGAGTGCCCCGGCGGCAGCACCAGCAACTTCCAAGCGACCGTTCCCTTGCTCACCTTGGATCACCCGGAGTGTCTCTCCGGTGTAACCGAGGTGAACGTCAACGGCTGCGGTTGGCAAAACACCCAGTTCCCGCTCGATCTGTGGTCGCCCCAGGTCAACTGGGATATCACCAACGAGGTTCCCGACTGCATCGGTGTTGGGGCTTACCTCGACTGCCAGAAGATTCTCCAAGTAGCGCTCACGCTGACGCGGCCTAGCCGATTCAATGTGGTCGTCTCGTTCGTCTTCGCGGGCTTCCGGCTCATCACTTGCGGTGCTGGCGGTTGCGGCATTCCGGCTCTCCCGGGAGCAATGACCGCGCCGAACGTGGGGTAAACCCGTGGGCCGCCCCACCGATTCGCCCCCGGATCGCAAGTTCCGGGTAGGCGACGGGGCGCCTAACGGTGCCCCGAAGAAAAGATTGCCCGCGCCAGCGCCCGTACTCTCTGGGGCGAAGCACGAGCTTCCGCCATTCGCCAAGGGCATCGGTGTTGACGCCAACGCCGCATCGATGCTCGCTCGCGAGCTACAGCCGATCTCGCTAAGCTCTCTCGACGGTCTCGGTCAGGAAGGCGTCGTTGCGCAATTCGCGGGGTGCGCAGCGCCCCTGACCGCGGCCGCCTACTCGTGTTCCCAACAGGTTTTCGATTTTCTCGCGAGCAACGTTCTTCGGAACACCGACATCGTTCCAATCATCCGCTCGGGCTGGGTCAACTTCGATCGCACGCTTGGTGTGCATTCCATTCCCTTGGATCTCAACGAAACGCAGAACCTCGGCGATAAGCTTCCCGGCGACATCCGCGTTCCCGATACTCAGTCTCTTATCGTCACGAGCTTTTCGAGTTTCGCCGCGCTCAATAACCCCGGTCTTCCCGGCGCCTTCATCGCAGTAGATCCATTCTCTCTCGTCGGCCAAGTCGCTTTCTTCCTCCGGGCAGACAACGGCGTGCATGCCCTTGGTGAGCAGACGCTCACGCAAGGCGATACCGCAAGCGGCGATGAAATCGTCAACGCGCCTGAGATTGCCGCTCTCTCGCATCCGCCCTACACCGACGTCATGAAGAACAGCGTTGGCGCTGGCTACAAGGTGTTTCACTCGCCGTTTCCGGGATTCCCAACCATCGTTGGCGTTCGTGTCCGCGGTTACATGGTTAACCAACAACTTCTCGCCGAAGCGTTGGACAACAAGTCCTACCAAGCTGGCGGTTAAGGGAGATCTCCATGCGAATGGCTTACGATCAGAACGGCACTCTCCTCGTCAACCACGGCCTCGGTTGGCAGAGCGCCGGTGCATCACCTCAGCCTCCCGCGCTCTCTGGTGGAAGCAACTGTGGTTGTGGCGAACTTGGTCAGGCTGCTACTGGCGCGGCTTGGCTTCCTATCGCGCTCCTTCTTGGTGGTCTCTGGGCGATCTCAGCTCTAATCAGCTCTCGCTAAGGTAAGCATGAGTCTCTGGAATCTCACCAAGGCCGAGGCGCGCAAGGTCGCGACGGTCCTGCAGGTCGATGGCTACAAGATGCCCAAAGTCGGGCAGTGCGTTGGCCTTGGTGGCGGTGAGGAGATCTGCCGTGATCCCCGTGGCTACTATCTTCTGACCAAAGACGGCGGCGAATTCGACAAAGCGATCAAGCAAGAGCGCAAGCCCCACGAGCGCAAGCGCCGTTCGAATCCCGGTGGCAAGCATCTTCCCGGCGCGACGAAAAAAGAAAACCGTCAGTACGAGGCGATCAAGAAGAGCGCTCTAGCGCAGGGCTACTCGCTTCCCGACGCAAAGGCGATCGCGGCCGCGACCGTGAACAAGCAGAAGCGAAAGCGAAAGCGAAGCTAAATGCTCTCGATCCAGACGCGCCAACTTGGCCAGTTCGCCCCGACGACGCAGCCGGGCTACATCGATCCCCTTGTCGATGCGGGCCTGACCGCTGCGGGAACGGCGCTGAGCACCAACGATCCCGGCGCGCCTGCGACTTTCCAGCTAGTGCGACGAATCATCGTCGCGCCTCCGTTCGCGTCGCTTCCTTCCTTCGGAACGACCACACCGACGCAGCACAAGCTTTCAGATATCAATCCTGCCCTGCAAACGATCGCATGGGTGAAGGAGAATCAGGGCCTCACGGCGCTGATGATACTATCCGTACCGGTAATCGCGTTCCTTCTAGGTAGGAGCACACGACGATGAGCACGAACGATTGCGAATGCCCCAGCAATGAGCCGCAGTTTGTGCTCAACCCGGCTATCGGCACTGCGCCTTGCGCGGCCGTGCTTGCGGGCGCGACGTCCACCACGCCCTGCGACATCTCAGCGTGCTGCAACTACTTCCGCACTGAGGAAGCCCAGGGCGCGAATAACTTCATCTTCTCGGCCGGCGGCCCGTTCGCTTTCAGCGGAGCAACTAACCTGCTTTCGCCGGAGCCTGGATTCATCAATCCGGGTCCTCTCGACGGTATCGTCTGCGTTCCCGATCTCGCTCCAGGCACTTATGAGATCGAGGTTCGGATGGAAGCTACACTTCCAACGGGCTCCTTCGTTCTCGCCGCGTTCTTTCCCAGCTGCGACGATACGACCACCGCGTACCAAATCACTGAGTGCAGCGCTCCTGGAACCGATGTTGTCGTCACCTGCACCGGTTTCATCTACGCGGAAGTGACCAGTTGCACGCCGGGCTTCGAGCTTCTCGGCTGCGGCGCGACGATCTCGAATTTTCAAATTTCGATTCGCAGGGTCAGCGGCCGCACCGTTGTCGACTGCGGCGGCTCCAACCTGCTTCCGCTCAATTTGAGCCAGTTCCCGATTCTCTGTGGTCTCTAGAGACCGCAAATTCCGGTAACGGTAGAGCCCGTGCGATTCCAATCGCACCACACGGGGTTGCACGGGCGCCCAGCGCAGTCGTTGACACTGCCGCACAACTTCTCGCAGAAGTACTTATAACTCCCGTTGGTCTGTTCGCTTTTGACGCACGTTAACCCGGCGGCGCAGTATCCATCTCCGATCACCATACACATTCCGCCTGATCCGTTGATGCCCGCCTTGCGGCACTTGAAGCCATCGCACGTGCGGTCGCAGGCCTCTCCAGGACCGCATCCCGTCTGCTTGTAGGGATCACACGGACCCGAAGGCGCTTCTAGAATATCCGGGACCGCATCAGGATCCACGACTGCATCAGAATTTGTTTCCGCCTGCACGCCCGCGTCACCGTGACCGATCTGGTTGGGATCGATCTCTCCGCCTCCGCCGTCGCTTCCGCTGCCGCCAGCATCACCAGCAAGGATCGGATCGCCATCGCACCCGAGAAGCAGAAAAACGAAAATTATGTGTTTCATGCGCCGATCCTCGCGCGCGCGCGGCCGCCTGTCAAACCAGTTATACAAGCAGGCTCCTGGTAGACCCCGGGACGCGATCGAGGTACGCTCAACTCCATGGTTTTTTCAAGGGATTGCTACGGCGCGCTTCCCTCCCAGTTCGCTCCGATCCAGTGGACTTGCGGTGCCAACGCTCCGAACTGGGTGGCGCCGCAGGTTGTACCGTTCGCTGGCGGTGGTGGCACTCCGGTACGCCTCACCTCGCAGCACCGGCGCGTGCGCAAGCACGTTGGTGTGGATACCGAAGCTGCGATCTCGGGTCGCTGCCCAGGTAGCTACACGCCTTATCCGTACGAGATCATTGCCGATCAGACTGTGATCGCGCATGCGACTAGAACGGCACCACGCCCCGCGGCAGCTCCTACGATCGTAACTCCTCCGGTTGTGACTGCTACTCCGCAACCGACGATTTCGACCGCGAGCGCGCCCGCGCAGCCGTTCAAGCTTTTCACGCCCAGCTACTAAATGCTCGCGATTAGATCACTTGGTCAGGAACAAACCGGGATCACCCGGGTCGATGCTTTTCTTGCGTCTCCGACCGGGAAGATTGTGACGGCTGGGACCATTGGGATGGCGACCGCGAAAATTTTTCCGGGCCGAAGCGTCGCCTCTTTCGCGCTCGGGGCGATTTTAGCCATGATGACAGGCCTCGCCCCTGATATAAAAATGGGAACACCATGAATAACAAAGAGCCGAAAGTGAACCTTACCAAGGGTGGACCCTACCTCGTCGATTGCTGCCCAGTTTACGACGCGGACGGGAACCTGATCACCAGCGACAAAATCGCGCTCTGCTCGTGCGGCAAGTCCAGTACGAAGCCGCGGTGCGATGGCAGCCATGCGAAGTAGATCATGATCCAGCTAACTCCAAGCGCCGGTCACACCCACTGCGCCCAACTCGACGCTGCCGGCAACGGCACGAGTAGCATTGAGTCGGGGCACTCCCACCAGATCGTGGGTTGGCGCGTTTACCCGTCTGCGGGGCACACGCACGCGATAGCGCAGGCGCCGAACGGCCAGGTTATCACCTGCGCGCAGAAGCCTTGTAACTGCGGCCGTCGATGAGCGACACGTACGAGACGTCAGACGCGACTTTCGACGAAGATGTACTTTCAGCCCCGCTCCCCGTTCTCGTTGATTTCTGGGCCACGTGGTGCGGCCCCTGTCGAGCCCTCGCACCGACGCTCGATCGCATCGCCCAGAAGTACGCTGGTCGCCTCACGATCGTAAAACTCGACGTCGATAAAAACCCCGACGCACGGCGCCGATACAACGTGCGCAACGTGCCTCGAATGATCTTGTTCAAAGACGGGCGCGAGGTGAGCGCTCTTCTAGGAGCCCACCCACAGCAACGAATCGAACAGATGGTCGACGCGCACGTTGCGCCCATCGTGCAAGCGGTGCCGCCGAGCCCGCCAGCTCCTGAAGACATCAACCCTCTCGATGAGTTAATCCAGCCCGCTGGGCGCCGACGTTAGCCTTGACCAGTAAAGTCCAGTGCTCTAAATAGTGAGGGTGGACACCAAGCCCTGCCCGATTCACCCCTATGGGCACGGTCCCGGTCAGGACCACACAACGCGTGTGGTTTCCGAATCTGGGCGCCTAGAATCCCAGCAAATCGTCCACGGTAAGGACGTCACTTACACGCTCGCTGCCGGCGCTGAAGAGCACGTCAAGGCTATTCAGCAAATCAAGAAGCGCGTCGACAACATGGTGCAGGGTAAAGAGGACCCGACCAAGCTGCGACACGATCTAGAGCGCTACTACAGCAAGCGAATGCTGGGCCGTTCGTTTGGCGAAGGAGCCCCGCAGATCAAAGGCGCGAAGTACATCAAAGTGATCTACGCCCGCGCCCCTGGCGATCAGTACGCGATGACGTGGGAATGGCTTCCCAATAGCGCCGGCGGCCCCGCGATGGTCACAGGCCTTTGCCCTGAGTGCCTCATGCGCGCTCCGTCTCAAGTCGACGTTGCCGACCGCACCAAGCCCGTGATCGTCGAAGGCCGTCTGGGTTGGATGCCCGGGAACCCCGAAGCCGACGCGAAGGAAGTTACCTTCCGTCTCTGCTACCCCATTTTCCACATGAGTCTAGACAGCGCCGCTCGTCTCACCGTGCGCGAAATCGTCCGGTGCCAAAGCGGCCGCCACGGTCCTGAGCAACGCCTTGTAGGCGAGCGCTGCACATGGGCTGTGCGCATCGAAGATGGAATCGCCTCTCGCATCTCGAATCGTCTTCTCTCGCCCCGCAAACCAACGGCTTCCGGCCAGATCGTGACTCCATGACACCCGAAGTGAAAGCAAGGCTCCAGGAAGCACTCTTAACTCTCGGCGAAGAAGAGATCAGTGATCAAGACGCGCATCAAGCGATCTTGCGGCTCATCCCTCGTTGGAAAAAGAGCCTGCACAACGCTGGGATTGGTGTTGCTATTCCCTGCGCGCCTGGCCGTTCCGTGACCGAAGAAACTTTGGCCTGTGTCGCTAAAGGCCTCGCTTGTGATCTAGGGCTAACGCCTCTCACCGTGCAGAGCTTCGAGATCGCCAACAATCGAGAACACCTACTCAAGTTCTTTCTCGATGCGGGCTACCACAAGCTTCTCTTCCTCGACTCCGATACCGTGATCGACGTCAAAGGCCTCGATATGCTCGTCGAGACGATGGCGCGCTGGGACGCGGCCATGGTCGCGGCCCTTGTTTTCCAGCGCTACGTTGCGAGCGATGGCGTCTACAACGCTTTCATCCTCGATGCCGATGGGCGGCACAAGCCACTACTACGCGCTGATCTCCCACAAAGCCTCACGGCATTCCCCGTTGAATTCTGCGGGCTCGCTTGCGCTCTTCTCGATCTCGACAAAATTCGAAATGTCGCTCAAACCGTCGAGAAGGAAACCGGCGAGAAGATAAAATGGTTCCGCCGGGTCGCTGAGGGCTTCGAGCATGCCGGCGAAGACGTCGCGTTCTGTGGCAAGCTCAAAGAGCACAACTTGGACTTCGTGGTTGATCCCCGGGTCAGCACGATCCACGCGATCCAGCACCGGTTTCTCTACTCGCCTGCCGTTGCGAAGTAGCCCGTGCCCTTCGAATTCGTAGCTGACTACAACTACACCCGCGCTGGGCTCGCGCCCGATGACGTACGTTGGGGCAAGATCGCTACCGCGCTCACGAAGCGAATTCTCACGGCCGAGCCCAAGGCCTGCATCGTGCTTCGATCGCTTCCGCCTCCAGGCCAACCCAAGCATCTTGTCCTGCGCATCCAGCCTGAAACAGCGAAGACGCTTCCGGAGCCGCTTCGAAGTCACTGCGAAATCCCCGAAGGTCGATGGGAACTGATCCACCAGTATTTCTGTAGAAGTCCTTCGTGCATGCGCGATGGGAAGGCGAAGTGGTTTCCAAAGATGTATCTAGGCTTACACAAAGGACATGAGATAGAAAAATCAGCCCCCACGGGTCGATCTCAAAAATTCCCGTGGAAGCCGAATTTCCGGCTGTTCTTCGGCTCCGCGGCTCGTCTCTCCGGCTCGATCCCCGTGATGGCTTCGGGCTGCGTCACGGGAGAAATCAGCGACGACGTGAACCTAAGCAAGTTCGATTGGATCTTCACCACAGCCGAAGCCAAGACGAACCTACGCACGCTGACAGCTGACACCGCGGCCGGAACGCTACTCACGTGGATGCGAGAAGAAGACAAGAAGCTCGTGGCCGTAGACGAGCCCGCTGAGCAAATCGAAGTCGCCGATGGCGAGGCCTCCGCCGAAGCCTTGCGCAAGCGGATCATCTTCGCGTCGCAGATGATCAGCGTGCGCGCTCAGGCCAAGGTCCAGCAAAGCAAGATAGAATAGGCGCATGCGCAAAGGCGCTCTCGTGTACCGTCAAGGCGACACCTATAACGTCGGCATCGTGAAGGAGACCAAGGGCTCGCGCGCCCGGGTCACTTTCTCGGACGCGCCCAAGAAGACGAGTTGGTACGACGTCGACGATCTCTCGCCTGTGACGTCTTTCGCGCCGGTGGTCAAGGATCTCGAATTCGTCACGAGGATCCATCCCGACACCAAAGCTGTCTACATCGAGCGCGACGCTGACTTTCGCGGCGACGAAGATCCCGGTCCTGTCATCGAGACGCCCGAGGATCTCTACGAACTTTTCGAAGGCATGGGTTGGCTCGACCAAGAGCACCTTGTGGTGGGTCTCTTGGACACGCGTTGGCAGTTGATCGGTTGGAAGCTCGCGCACAAGGGGGCCATCGACAACGTCCAGGCGAGCGCCAAGGACATGTTGAAGGACGCCATCTTGGGCAACGCCCGTTGCATGTTCTTCCTGCATAACCATCCGTCGGGAGACCCCTCACCCTCCCAGGCAGACGCTGAGTTGACCGCGGCAGTTCAAGAGCTGCTTGCTGAGTACGATCTTTGTCTGTTCGATCACCTCATCATCGGGCGTCCCGGTATCGACCCGCGCTCGCGTGAAGATCGCGCACCGTACTTCTCTTTCCGCGAAGAAGGGCTACTCGAGCCCATCGAAGATGAAGAGGAACAAGAGCCGTGATCTTCACGATCGTGGGTCTAGGCCTGAGTGTTATCGCCGCTGTAGCGATCGTTGGACGATGGAGTCGGCCTGCGCCCGTAGCGCCAAACCCAACGTTTAATCGTGTAGGCGGGGTTACAGTAGATACGAGAGATTGGTCACCTGAGCTGCTCGAGAAGATCCGGGCTAGCTACTTTCGGCCTTCGATCAAAGGCAAATTCTTGCAGGTTCTTGATCTCACGGTCACCTGCCCGCGTACCCATGCCACACGCGATCGAATCGTTCTCGTCGCGCGCGATCTGGCCACGACCAAGGAGCTATCTGCAGGCCTCTTGAGATCTAGAGCGGAGATCCGTTGTGATGAATGCGGTAAGCAAGCCAAAGTCTCCGGTCGATCCGTCGTCTGGGAAGGCCCCGCGGCCGAATGGGATGGATCCGTTTGATGCGTTCGTTCTGCTTCGCTCGAAGCGGATCGCTGCGCTTCCTCAGTGGGCTCGAGAGGCAATCCAGCAAAGCACCAATCCGTTAGTTGACGCAAAAGCCGCGCAGATCGTCCATCGGATCGTGACTTGCTATGGCGGTCCCAACGGCTTGAAGCACATCGTCTGCATGTTTCAACGCTGTGAGCCCATCGAGAAAGTAGCCAAAGAATTTGACGTCACCAAACAACGGATCTCACAGTGGCGTCAAGCCTTGGGGTTCGTTGAAGAAAAATTCACGCCCCGCGCTGTAGTACTCGAGGCGATTTCTAGGGGCCCGCGCTATGACTCGCCGTGAACGCAGACGTCTCCGTCTCTTCCTGGCCCAGGGAATTTCGGGCACGAGTCAGACTCTCGATCTGCGCCCGTTCGCAGCGGTGCTGGCGCTCGCGGCTCTAGCAGCTCTATTAGTGCTGCTCTAGTTCGTCAGAGGCGCCGTCATCGCTACTACAGCGATCGCTGTCAGCTGCCGCGCCATGAAAAATTTGCTTCCAAGCTCCGGAACAAGCTCGTTTGCGCCTTCGACGTCGTTGCGGCCGAGGAACTTGGCGATGTTGCGCATGTGCTCACTCAAGCTGCCGAACGCGTTCGCGGCTGCTTGACGCTCCGATTCCGCTCCTCTGGGCCAATTGCGCAGCACGCGAGCGCAGGAATCAGCTCGATTGGCGATCTCGCTCGCAGCGTGCGCCCGTACCGATCCCGTGCCCGTCATCTGCGAGAATGCGGCCGATGCTCGTGCGAAGCGATCTAATGCAGCGGCGAGATCGGGAGGCGGAGGCGGCACGTTGATCATGTCCGCCGTTTCGATCTCGACATCTTCTCGTGAAGGTTTGCGCCCCTCGGGAATCAACTTCTCGACGTTCTCCCAAAGATCATCATTCATCGCGTCTGCGCGCTCGCGGACGTCGTGACGGCACGATTCACAGAAGAACACCGGCAACGAGATCGGATACGAAGTCCCGTCATCTAGCGGAACGAGAAGACGAATAAAAGAGGAAGCTGGCTTACCACATCCATTGACTTGACATGTCTCGTTCATCGCCGCTCCATGGCCGCTCGGATCGCCTCCCGTACCGGTCGCATCTCACGCAAGAAATTGCCGACCGCGCCTAACATGCTGAGAATCAACATCATTTTCCGCTCGGGGATCCCTCGCACGCTCTGAACGACCGTTCCCGAATCCTCTTCAATGATGTCGATTCGAAAAGTCATTCGTCCCACGCACGAATAGAGATGTTGGCCCACTTTTCTAGGGCCGCGGCCGCCTTCCGTCCGGGCTTGTGTTGACCCGTTGCCCAGTGCCACACGGACGCGCGCAGGTAGCGTCTGGCGTGGGGACCGTGCACGGTCTTCTCGTTCAAGTCTTTGGTCGCTAAGGCGAGCGACCCGAATTTCTTCACGGCTCGTTCGAGAAGAACAGAGCCGCGGGACTTGGCGATCCGAAATCCCTTGAACGACTCCTTGAAGGACACTTGCCTGAAAGACGGTTTTTTTCCTGGCATCGACTGTCTAGCGAGTTTAACGGGCGAGTACGTATCCGGCAACAGTCGTCGCTAGCCTTGACCGGTAAAACAAAATTTCTTGCGGCGGTTGTCCAACTCGTTATACAGATCGCAACCCCGGAGGTATCGCCCATGACCAAGAAAAAGGACCTAGAGAAGAGCAAAGACAAGAAGACCAAGACAGCCTTCGATGGCCACCGCGGCACCGTTTTCTACCTGGATCCCGACAACCTGCTGATCATCGAAGACAAGGATCACGCGCTCTACGACCCGCGCATCGAGAAACCCCTGAGTGAGCCGTTCGTCCGCTCGATCATGGCCCGCGGTGTTCTCGAGCCCGTGATCGTTCGCAAAAATGGTGAGCAACCGGAAGTAGTCGACGGACGTCAGCGCGTTCGAGGCGCTCGTGAAGCGAACCGTCGCCTACGAGCCGAAGGCGCATCTCCTGTTTCGATCCCCATCTTGCTGTGGCGCGGAGATGACGGCGCTGCGTTCGAAACTGCGATCGTGCTGAACGAGCAACGGGAAGATGACACCCCGCTCGCCCGCGCGAAGAAGGCCAACATTCTCCTTCAACGCGGCCGTAGTGACAGCGACGTCGCGGAGATCTTCGGCGTTTCCACCGTGACGATCCGCGCCTGGGTGGAGCTGCTCGATCTGCACCCCAAAGTTCAAGCAGCGGTCGAGCAAGGCCAGATCTCAGCGAGCAACGCTGTCAGCAAGCTCGGGACGCTGCCTCGCGAGAAGCAGATCGAAGTGCTGACGGAGCTTGGCGCGCACGGCAACAACGGAGTTAGTGTGCGCAAAGCCGTTGAAAAAGCTGGCGGCAAAGCCGGCGCTAAACCCCTTCCCGGGAAGAAGCAGCTTCGAAAGCTCGTAGACATCGATCGCGAGAATGACGATCGAACCATCTTCAGCAAACGGGAGATCGCCCTACTTTCATGGATTACTGGAGATATCTCGGAAGGTCGAGTAGGAGAGGCGATCCCTGGATTCCTTCCTCTTCTACATCGAGCGGAGCGAGCCCGAGTGAAAGCCCAGAAACAGGCCGAGGCCGAAGCAGTGGAGGCGGAATGATGGACTTAGTGGCTCTTCTGAGCACCGGTTTCGTTGCTGGCTTCGTCGCTGGCGTTCTCGTTGGCGTCACTCTACGTAAGCCTCGAACGCTTCTCGGCTACACGTGTACGCTCTGTGACCACCGCTGGAACGCCCCGGCGCCCGAGGCCTGCGACACTTGCGGATCGCACCAGCTTTACACCACCGGTCCGCACCCGCAGCCTTAACGACCCCGGCGGAGCCGAAGCAAGCGAGCAGGCAGCGATCTAAGTTTCCGCGCGTTCTGTGTTGGTAGGGAAGAAGAGGATGGTGGAGGAGCGACAACCGCGGCCACGATCACGTTGCCGTTCTCGTCAAGCGCGGGCGCTGCGGATTTGCGCCGACAGGGACACACAGCTACTTCTTTTTCTTCTTACCGCACGCGCATCGAAAACTCATGTTCAAAGAGTACTACAGCTAGCGATCCTTTAGGAGCCGCTTGGCTTTTTCGTAGACGGCTGTGCCTTCGAACTTTTCGCGCTCGAGCCGCATCGCGCGAACGTGCGACGCTGCGGCTTGCATCCCTTGCTTGCGCATTTGGTATTCGACTTCTTCATGAAACTTCAGCACCGGCGAAATCGATTTCAGATCCTGGGCAATCCAGATTTCGCCGTGTGGGATACCGAGTTTCCTGCCCGCGGCCGTGAGCGCGTGCAGAGCTGCGTAGCCATCTAGAACGTCGCCGTCTACGTAACGAACTTTCACGACTTGACGCAGTTACACTGAGGCTTTCCCGGTGGGCACGGGCGGCATCGCTGGGGGCCTACAACGCGAGTCAGGCTGAAAGTTCCGGAGTTTCCTAACGGATTCGGGTTCGCGGTCGATTGCCACAACAGAACACGCGATCCACCCCGCGCAAACGTCGCCCCGCTGCGGAACGTGGCGAGATTGCCGCGAGTGAACACTCCCGTCGAGAATCGTGTCGCCATAGCCCATGGTAGCATGGGCCTAGAACGATGATTTGCTGCGCTCGAGGCGGATACCAAAGCGGAGGAGCGCAGGGTCCTCAAGGCCCCCAAGGGCCCCAAGGGCCCCAAGGCGCATCCGGCGCTCAAGGTTCCGCTGGTCCGCAGGGCTCGACTGGAGCTCAGGGCCCACAGGGCGCAACGGGTTCTCAAGGACCCCAGGGCTCGACTGGAGCTCAAGGCGCAACGGGTGCTCAGGGCGCCACCGGTGCTCAAGGTTCGCAGGGTTCACAAGGTGCGACGGGTGCTCAAGGTTCGCAGGGTTCGCAGGGTTCACAGGGTTCACAAGGTCCCCAAGGTGCGGGAACAATCTCGGGCACGGCAACGCAGATAGCCTACTTCAGCGGCGCGACAACGCTTAGCGGCGACATCATTCAGACGAACGGATCAGGCGCGTTGGCGCCTCCTTCCGTAGCTGGAGCCGGCAGCTCAATCAGCCTCAAAGCAGGCGCATCTTCGGGAACTACCGGCGGGAATCTTACTCTTGATGCTGGCACGGGCAACGTCGCGACCGCGAACGGTAACGTGCTTATCGGCGCCAATGCGATCGATGTCGATCTCGGTCAGAACGTCGCAGATACGTTCACCCGGATTCTCGGCAACCTGTGTCTAGGTCCCGCGAAATCGATCACGCTTTCGAACGGCAACAACAACAACGTTGATCTCCGTGGATCTTCGTTCTGGTTCATTACCGGTCCGAGCGCCGGTTTCACGCTTACCGGTATGGTCGCCCCTGCGAAAGAGGGATCGATCGTTATCATCTACACCGGCGCCAATACGAACACTTGGTCTGTGACCAACAACGATACCGGTAATAGCAGCGCCGTTAACTGCATTATGACCAACACCGGCGCCACGATTAGCTTCGCAACGGGTGTCAACGCGTTCATTTACTGCAACACGACGGAGGCCGGCGGAGCGCGTTGGGTGCGCCTCTTCTCCAACGGCTAAAGATTAGCAGTTGAAAACGACCCAAGGCGTTCCGTTCTGAATTCCCAGGGCCCTCGCCGTTCCGCCTCGTAGCTCCACGCACGCGATCCCGCCTGACCTATAGGTCTTCGGATCGCCGGGCTTTACGTTCCTCTGAATCGTCTTCACGCGCCCGTCATCTCCCAACCACACCATGTCGAGCGGGTAGTTGACATCGCTCATCCACATATCCACGGCCTCGCCGTGGCCGACGAAGAGCATTCCCTGCTTGCTTCCGAGATCCCGGCCCACGAGGCCTCGCTGCATCTCCGGCCATGTCTCGGGGATCTCGAGATCGAACTGCGCTAAGTGCGGAGTGCCGAACTGCAGGCAACCGCGCTTCATGGCGTGATCTCCCGCACCCTTTTCACCGGTGGAGGCGCCAACGTCGCGGGATCTACAGGCTTGCCATCATCATCGAGGTACACGCGCTTGCCGTCGACGATGCGCATCTTCAGCGGCTTGCGTGCCTGCCGCCCGCAGTTGCAATTCCCTTTTTCGTCCACCCCAGGATTCTAACAAAAACGACGCGTTCCCGTTGTCGGAGGGGTTTCTTGAAAGAGGAGAGTCCGGGAACGCGTCGAAAGAGTTATACAGCACGTAAGCTCGATGCTACAAGCTTCGCATGCTGCTTTCGCTCATCACGCCGAGCCACGACACGCGTTGGTTGCCCGAGCTTTGGACGAGCATCCAAGACGCGGCTGGCGATGTTCCCTTCGAATGGGTGATCGCGCTCAACGGCCAAGCGCAAGATGCTGATCTTCCGTTCGAAGATCCTCGTATTCGAATCGTTCGGCTTCCCGTGCCGACCAGCGCCGGTGTTGGGGCTCTCAAGCATCTAGCTTTCTCGATGGGTCGAGGCGATGTCTTGATCGAGCTGGATCACGACGATCTTCTGATGCCCGGTTCGCTCGATAAAATCGCGAAAGCATTCGAAGATCACGCCGTTGACTTCGTTTACTCCTACTGGGCAGATTTCTCTGACGACGACGTTTTGCGCACCTACAACCACCCTACTGTTCGCACCGCGTGGGAAAGCGACGGTTGGCGATTCGATGAAGTAGACACACCGCGAGGACGCGTTGTTCACCCCATCGCTTGGCAGCCTAGCGCGGCCACGTTCTCCACGATCCAGTGGGCACCGAATCACGTACGTGCCTGGCGCCGAACGTTCTACGAGCGCGTGGGCGGACATTCCCATCAGTACGAGCTTTGCGATGATCTCGATCTACTACAGCGCACCTATCTATCGGGCGTGTGCAAGCTCATCCCCGAGGTTCTCTACCTCTACCGTACGCACGGCGCGAACACGTGGGCGCAGAACGTCGACAAAATCCAGAAGCTCTCGGCGCAGCTCTATCTCGAACGCATCGAGCGCTTGGTGCTTCGCCAGGCTGAGCTGGCAGGGCTTCCCGCTTACGATCTCGGTGGAGCACACAACTGCGCGCCAGGTTGGACTCCTATCGATCTTCACGACGTCGAGCCGAGACTACGCCACGATTTGAGCCGCGCTTGGCCGTGGCCCAACGGCTCAGTTGGTGCTTTCCGAGCCCACGATTTTCTCGAGCATTTGCCGTTAAAGCAGCAAACGATGAGGCAGATCCATAGCTGTCTCACCGAAGGCGGTTGGCTTCTCTCGCTGACTCCTTCTACCGATGGCCGCGGGGCGTTCCAGGATCCCACGCACGTAAGCTACTGGAACGAAAACTCGTGGTGGTATTGGACTCGCGCCGAGCAGGCGAAGTACATCCGCAACACCGACGTTCGGTTCCGCAACATCCGCACGGAGACTTACTTTCCGTCGGATTGGCACGCCCAGCACCACATTTCTTACGTCGCGGCCGATCTCGTGGCCCTCAAGGGCGGAAACGTTGAGCAAGAAACGCCGGGACTCCGAACGTTTCCGAAGTCTTAAGCCAGCTCCCCGAGTTTGCGCTGAAGTCGCGCCACTTCGGCGTAGAGCCGCGTGTTCTCTTCGTTCAGCTCGATAAGCTGCCGCCGAAGATCAGATTTCATCTGGCGTAGTTGCTGGATCACCTCGAGGGTTTCCTCTTCTCGCGTCTGACCGGTGGACATTTTTCTTGCCTCCTTGTCTAAACAGTTATACAACGCTCGGACGAAAAGGCAAGCCCCGCTCTGCGACGCAGCGGGTGCAGTACCTAGCGACGCGTGCGTAGGATAGAGGTGACCAAATGAGACAGAAGTTGCGAAGGTTCGTATTCTTGTTGGCCGCGGCAGCGGCGCTGCTTGTAGGTGCGCGAGCGCCTGAAAGCGAAGTGGCTGAAGCCGCGCAGTGTTCGCACTGGGTACATTATTGCTACCCGATTCACTACCAGTGCTATCAATCAATTGACGGCACGATCTATTACTGCGTGCAAAATTACTGTTACTGGAACTACGAGGACTACGACTGTAACCCGATCTCGCTGACACTCCCATGACTCGCCGCCGCAACTCTCGGGCTCTCTTCGCACTCCTTGCCGTGGTTGGGATCATCGTCGGCTGGCGCTTCGTTGGCTCGGCGGTTTCGAGCCCCAGGCCGAAGCCGTCGCTACCGGAGACTTCCACGCGTAGCGAGTCGACGAGAGTTGCGGCTTTTTCTCGCCGTGAGCAACACAGATCTGTTGCCCCGCTCGACTGCCAGAGTATCTGCGGGACGGAATGCGTTCGCGGCTCGTGTCCACGTGTCTGCTCGTCAGATCTAGAGTGCGCTCCTACTGAAATCTGCGGGGCGACCGCTGCGGGCTTGTGGCGCTGCCTTCCTTCGAACTGCACCACCGACTCCGATTGCCCCGACGGTGCTTGTCTAGATCAACCGCGACGCGATCGCTCGATCCGCCGTTGCGTCAAAAACGGTGCGAGGCCTGTAAATTCACCGTGTCGGGGTGAAAATTCCTGCGCGGCCGGGCTCTACTGCGTCGAGGGAGTGTGCCTACCCAAGACGTGCGCTGAGGGATGCCCGAAGGGGAGCGCCTGCATCAACCTGAAAACTGAGGACTCTTCCTCGCGTTGCATTCCCGCCTGCGACAAGGACGCGGACTGTCCTGAAGGCCTCGGTTGCCTGATCGCCGGCGAAGGGCGTAGGCAGTGCACCAAGCGGGGAGAAGCCGACTGCCTAGAAAAGGGCTGCACGGACGGCAAGATCTGCGCGACGTTGAAACGTGGTCCCGATGCGATCGTGGCTGACTGCGTAGCCTCGTGCGGATCGAGCGACGAGTGTTCAGAAGGCTCCTCCTGCGCCTTGCTTTACTCCGAAGACGCTCGGGACGTTCGAGGCTGTATGCCCTCGTGCAAGAGCGACGCAGAATGCGGCGCCCGGCGTTGTACGTGGAAACCTGGGCTTCCGCCCGACACGAAGGTGTGTCTTCCATGAGCGATAAGTGCCCGAAGTCGACGCACGGACGTCACTACGCCGCAGCGGTCAACGGCCCGCAAGCCGATCAACGGTATTTCGTCTGCACCTACTGCGGGATCGGCGCCGTGTTGAGCGACACGCTGCTCCACGAACTGCTCGCCTACCGTTGGGGGCAAACGGTGTGGGAGCGGAACCCCGTGGCACGTGCCCTCAAGGAAATCTTGGGATGAAAAAACGACAAGCTCTCAAGATCGCGAAGCGCTACGAGGCCCTCCTAGCCCGGCTTCGAGGGAACGTACCCATTTTCCGCCCCCAAAAGGTTTTCGTGGGCGTAGACGGTGATTCCTTGCGTGAGGCGATGCGGATCGCGGACCGCTACGATCCCTCGGATCTTCGAGAAATCGTGTAAGTCCTTGATATCATTGGGCTTTTTCAGATTTGGTTATCAAAAGCATAATTTTTGTTGACTCTTCGACTCGGTGGCCGCAAGCTGATCTTCATGGAGGCCAACATGAAGACGACGATGGACATTTTCGAAAGAGCCGAAGTGAAGTTTGGTCGCTACTTCTGCCGGCGCTGCATCGAGGCGAACAAGATCCGCCAGGCTGACGAGCGCTACTCGATGGATGTTTACGCAGGCATGTACTGCGATGCGTGCTGGAAAGCTGACGGCCGCAACCACGATCGGCAGTTCGACCCGGCCGACGCTGGTGAAGCGTTCTACGAGACCGACTACTAACCGCTCGGAGAAACAACATGCAAACCAAGACGACTCAGCCCGCGATCGAAATCTGGCAACAGAGCTACAGCGCTCCGGGCTACCAGCCGGGCCAGTGGTATGCGCTCTTGGACGGGTGGTTGTTGCTCGGGCCCCGCGGCTCACGCGCCGAGATCGAAGCGGCGGTTGCTAGCCAGTCAACGCCCGCCGCGATGGACGCGGTCATGGACCGCATGATCGCGGCCTCGGTGCAGTCGTGAACGACGTCGAGCCAACCTGCCTCGTGTGTCGGTATCCAGCTAACGCATGTACCTGCGGTGTGTGTCTGAAAGACGGTTGCGGGCCCGTGCTCTGCGATTCCCTGCACTGCTTTCTGGATCATCTGACCGAAGTGCACGGCTTCTCGGCGCTTCGGGCTTGGTGCGAGCGGAACGAAATCGAATGGAGGGCACGGCCGTGACCGCCAAGGAAATTCCATGCCCGGTCTTCGCCTACCTCGTGCTCCGCTGTTGGAGCGGCGTCACGTCGACCCGATCGCGGTAGAGGAACCATGAAACGCATCCCACGTCGCATGCCACATGCCCGTCCAAAAACCCGAAACCACCGCGCTCGTTAAGCGGATAACCGACGAGGATCTTCCTCCCGAGGATCAGATCCTAGAATTCTGGCGGGCGCGGCGGAAGAAAAGCACCCTTGCGGAGTACGAGCAAGATCTAGAGCTTTTCCGTGAATGGATCGGGGCGGTGGATCAGCGCACCGCAGTTAAGCTCTTGCTTCAAAGCCAGGCGAAGGCGAATCGGTTGCTACTCGCCTACGCAAATCACCTCGAGGCGGAAGGAAAGGCAACGGCGACGATCAGGCGCCGAATCTACGGAGGCCTCGCAGCTGTGGTCTCGGTAGGCAACACCCTGGGCCTGATCTCGTGGCGCCTCGCGGTGCCGCTGCCTCGAATTCAAAAAAGCCGGGATACCAAGGGTCCGCCGGATGAAGTGATCGCGGCGCTTCTAGATCACTTCGACAAGGACGCCGCGGGCACCAGAAACTGGGGCTTTCTCGCGGTGCGGAACCGAGCGGCGGTCTACTTGATGCTCGGCAATGGCCTACGGCGGGGCGAAGTTCTAGGCCTCGATATCGAGCATGTAGATCTCAAGGAGCGAACGGTCAACATCCTGGGAAAAGGGCAGATCGATCGCAACAAGGTGCCGATCACCCCAAAGGTGGCCGAGGTTCTAGCCGCCTGGATCACCGTACGAGCGAAGCATGGATGGCCCCCAACAGGCCCCGTTTTCACCAACTATCTAGGCGGGCGGCTCACGGGGGTGGGCCTCTACAAAGTGATTCGCACCGCAGCCGCGGCCGCTGGGGTTCCCAACGCGAAGCCCCACGGCTTCCGGCACCGAGCGATTACTCAGGTTGTGAAGGAGAAAGGAGCTGCCTCGGCCTTCGCATTCGCTCGACACTCCAACATGACCATGACGATGCGCTATGTGGACAACCTGGCAGAGCACGCTCGAGAAGGCGCTGAGGTGATGGACACCGCAATCGAAAAGCTGCGGAAAAAGGAGAACCCATGATCGAGCGAATCGAAGAAGCGATCGGGGATAAGGTGTTGGACATCAAGATCAACGACGATCCCGAAACTATGGTAGGCATTTATGCGGGCGAACCTGGTGGGTACGAGATCCATCTTCAGACCAACCGCGGCACTTGGCGCATCGAAGGGTGCTTCGGCCTTCCAACGAACGTATGGAAAATCTAATGAATTTCTTTGGTGCAGTGCTCCACGCGATGGCCGATGCAGGCCTCGAGCGCGCAAGAAGCTACGTCGAACGTCAGAGAAGCACGCTCACGCATGCCGAAGCCCGAGAAGTCGACGGCTTTTGCGTGAGCGGCCTTCTCACCGTGGTCGACAATAGAATTTACTGGCATCCCGATCACGTTTCCTACGAGCGCGGCCATCCCGCCCACCGTTGAACGTGCCTATACAAAGCGCCCGAAAGGACGACCACCAATGACCGTAGAGGAAATCGTAGAAGAATTTGTGAGCAAGGTTACAGCTCTGATCGAAGCGCAGACGCGGGAGACAGTGCTAGAGGCCTTAGGCGAACCTCCACCCAAGAAGGCGAATGGGAATGGGAACGGGAAGCCCAAGACAACGAGCCCGGCGCAGTCGGAAGCCCGGAAGCTTCAAGGTCAGTTCATGGGCAACATGCGCAACCTGTCCAAGGCGGACGTCGAAAAGGTAAAGGCCTTGCGCGCCAAAGACGGCGTGAAGGCTGCGATCAAGCTGGCGGTTGCGCTCAAGGCGAAGAACGCCGCTTAGCCCAACTTCGCGTATCGAGTTAGCTCGGCGGCATCGCCGTAGAAAACATCTCCGTCTACGAACGTGTCGAAGCCCGGGCAGACGGCCTGATCGGTGTTCTGCCAGATCACCCACCCGCGGGCGGGGGTGCTCCAAGGCTTCGGGACGAGCGGCTCTTGGTCAGAGTAGCGAGGGATCCAGAGATCTACTTCGGCAGCTCTGTCCCAGTCGGGGTTGCCGATGCTCCTCCAGAAGCGCTCGTTGGTGTAGATAAGGTGCCGCCTGTCGGGCCATCCATCATCTAGGGTGTCGAAGAAGACATCGGTCCACGAGAGGGTGTCCTGCGGCCGTGGCGTGGTCGCTACCTCGAGATCGAGCGCGAGGCGTTCATAGTCCCGGAGCTGGCCCACGGCGTCCAGGAGGCGCTCTGCCTGCTTCACGGGGTCGCCACTGCGAGCGAAGTGGTAGTACACACCAAGCAGAAAAGGCTGTTGCCGAAAGCCTTCCCGATGGTCCCGTAGCTTGGGATCTATATGGTTAAGGCCTTCGGTCGCCTTGATTCCAACGAACGAAATTTGCGCGGCGCTAACTTCTTTCCAGTCTCGTACGGGTTTCCAGTGGGAAACATCTACACCTAGAGCGGGTTGGATCATCCAGGCCTTGTACTTTGTCCGTTGGCTTCGGGCTAGACGTCGTCGATGAAGCCGCAGCCGTGCGAAGTGTCGTAGAAAGGAACCTGAGCGTAGGACTTCAGATTCCCTCCGATTTGAGTATCTGACGCACCACCGGCCACGATGGGTTTGACGGTGTAAAGCAGGTTGCTTCCGCTGCGGACGATGAAAGTTGCCGTCGTAAGCGTGTTGTTCGTGCCCCAAACCGTCTGAGCGGTGAAGAATTCTACGGTAGCCCCACCGAATATCTCCCACGCGGCTGCATCGGAGATGTCAACCATCTGCAGATCGGAAGGCGTCCCACCAGTTCCTGGTTGGCGTATGTTCGCCCCGTTGCCCGTTCCTGTGTTGTTGGCGGCAACCGAAGAAGCTCCATCGATGCAACATGAGGAAAAGAAATCCAAAAAGCAGTTCAGCGCTGACCAAACGCTGGATTGAATGACGCTGTTGCGAAGTAGAACTATGACACCCTGTCCATCGAAGTTTACGGCTGTACCTGCCAAAGCCGAACAGATGATGGTTCCTTCGTAGTCGTAGAAGTTGTTGGTGGGAGCGTTCCAAAGGCAGGAGTACCAACGGACGTTCGATGCAGTGCCGTTGTCGACATGGGCTCGATGCGCCCGCGATGGCGAACCGGCGTTGATGGTGACTTCGCGTGTGAGAAACACCCCGCCGCCGTGGATGATCAGATCCGTTTGCCCGATGATGGAATCGAGCGTATCCATCGTGTAGGAATCGCCGTCGTTAGGCTCAACGATCGTAGGCGTGATCGACACGGCAGGGTTGTCGAGGCCCCAACGCGAGACGTTGGCGTTGGTCGGGGCGATGACGCGGGTTACGTATGCGATAGCCCCAGAAGCGAGTTTGAGGCGCTGCTTGTCTGTATAACTAGCGCCTGGGTCCGTGATCTGCCCGCGGGTGTTGGTGCTGGGAACCGTCGCCACATGCGATTGGACTGTACCCGTGTACGTGGTCGTGACGTGGCCTTGAATCGTGATGAAGATCCCTTGTGGAATCGTCAGCTCGAGGCGCAGATCGTCGTAGGTCCCGGCCGCGAGAGTGATCGTAGTCGCTTGGGTGATCGAGAGCTTGTTAATGCGGCGGGCAAGCTCCGCGAACGTCTTGATGGGTAGAAGCGCGGTAGCGCCGGAGAATTCGTCATCCCCAGCGGGATCGAGAAACCAAGTCGACTGCTTCGCCCAATCCTGGCTGGGAACGTTGCGCCTGAGCCAGCGTCCGCCTCCCGCGAGAGGCTGCACGATGGTGATTTGATCGGGCGTGAGCGTGCTGCTTGCATCGAACGTGAACAGATCTTGGACCGAGTTGACGAACGCCACCGAGCCGTTCGGGTAGCCGAACGCGGCTTGGAGCTGCGGCGCGTTCAGCGCGATCGAGTTGAAGATCAGCGCATCGCCCGAAGGCCCCTGCACACCCTGGGGACCTGCTGGCCCACGAGGCCCTTGTCTACAGCAGATCATGGTTAACGAGTATCCGTGACTGCGTTGACTTCACTTTGTGTGTTGGCGGCTGCGACTTGGCCCTTGAGTGCCTCACCAGAGTTGATGGTGTCGCGGGCCGTCTGCAGGTTGATGTCGGAGGCGACGAGAGAGCCGTACCAAAGATTTTCTTTGCTCTGTTGGAGCACGCTTACGAGAAGCTCGTTGGTTCGATCGTCGATCGCACCGTTCTTCGTTTCGCGGTCGATCCAATCGTAGGCGTCAGCGATAGCCTGCGCGTCGCTTTTCTCGGTGTTCGTTGCGCCGGCGGCAAACGTGATGACAACCGGGCCATCAGGTACGCTGTTCGGCTCGACGAATCTGACTTGACCAGCATCTATGACGGCACGTCCAGTTTGCCCCGTCACGCCGATCGTGTTTGGCGACACCACTCTTACTTGGCGAAGCAGTTGCGTGTAGATCATGACGTCACCATTCCGCTAAGAGCGGAGCGCTGATCAGATGCAGGGAAGGAGCTAGCGCCATCAAATCCGCGAAATGTCGGGCTCGCGTTCGCGGGCGATTGCTCCAACCATGAGTAGAAGTGGTATCCGATGCTGGGTTGTTGTTCCAAAAATGCATACAAATTTACGAAGGTCTGAATGGAGCTGTAGGTGTTGGAGCATTGCGCATCGGGACTGGTCAGCGAATCCATGCCTATACCCACAGCGGCGTCGGCTCCGCTGTTAAGAGCTGACAGAACGGCTAGTTGGATGTGAACCGCATCGTCGACCACACCGACAACCTGCTCGATGATTCGTGGAGTACTTGGGTTGTTTGAGTCGTCAGCTTCGCGCCAAACATTCGAGCCCGGAGCGCTGTATGTCCATGTGTGCACGTTGTAGAACATGTAAACCGGTCGAGTCACCCGGTTATAGTTGTTCCAGACGAACCGTTGAACCAAGCTGTCAGATGTTTGGTTGTTGGCGCTGGCGCGGATTGTTCCCAGATAGCGACGCGTTGGATCCGCGTTCTTGACCAGCACACCGTCTTGACGTGAGAGAGGCGCGACGCGGGTGCTGGTGCCTGCGCCGCTAGAAGCCCAAGCGTAGGGCGGATCTAGCGCGAGGGTTCCCGCGGATAGGAAGCCGAAGATGTCGTAGTTAGTGTTGGCTACGATCGCATTCCCGCCAGCGAAAACGATGCTCTGTTCGGTGAAAGGAACGATGATCCATTGGGCGCCGTCCCACAACGCGATGAATGCACCAGTATAGGGCGTGTAGAAGAGCGTTCCTTGAGCAGGAAGATCTTGGTTGTTCGGAACGGGCTGGCCCGAAGCAACCGTTAGGCGCCCGTCGGCGACAACATTCAGAAACGACGTCGAACCCTGCGGGCCTTGGGTACCTTGGGGGCCTTCGGGTCCACGTGGTCCGCGTTGACAACAGATCGTAGACATTACCCCGCTCCCATTTTATTCAGCATGACCACGTTCCCGAGATGCCAGATTGGCCGGATGTCGTTGCCGTAACTGGATTGGTACCGATGAAACCAAACCATGTAACTGTGCCAGAACCGGTCGGGGAAATTTCCAACCACGCGTAGAAATGGTAACCAATCGTAGGTTGATAGGTAAGATAAGCTGTGATTGCCGCTGTGATCGTACCAGATTGGTAAGATATGATCATGTTGGCGTTCGGTGTTGTCGTCGAATCTACACCGACGGAAACAGCAGCGTCTGCGACGGCACAGGAAGCGATTACGCCTAGAGATAGATATAAGTCGTCATCTACAAAGCCAACTACATGCGCAACTTGATTCGCCGTGTCTGCATTCGCTTGGCGCCAAGTGGCCGTTGTGTACGTCCAACTATTGGTCGCTGACTGCTCCAACATCGGCCGCGTCGTGCGGTTGTAGCTGTTCCAAACGTAGCGACCGGCCGCTGTATCGGAAGTTTGATTCGCGCCTGTACCTCGAATAGTGCCGAGGTACAACCGCGTCGCATCACCGTTTTTTACGAGTCGTCCATCCTGGCGAGTTAAGTTTGCTACCCGCGTGCTGGTTCCTGCGCCGCTTGTTGCCCAAGCGAAGGGCGGATCGAGAGCAAGCGTTCCCGCCGAAAGAAATCCGAAAATGTCGTAATTTACGTTTGCTGAAATATTGTTGGCTAGAACCGTGAAGTCGATGCTCTTCTCGGTAAAAATAACCGTCTGCCAAGATGCGCCGTTCCACAGCGAAATGCTGTCGCCGATGTACGGCGTGTAATAAAGGACGGTTTTTGCGCTTTGGTCGGTCTGAGGAACGGGAACACCGGTAACCAACGTCAAGCGGCCGTCCGCTGCGTTGTTGAGCGTTACACCCGCGCCCTGTGCGCCTTGAGCCCCCTGCGCCCCCTGCGAGCCCTGAGCACCTTGCGCACCAGCGGCGCCTTGTGCGCCTTGCGGACCTTGGGCTCCCTGCGAGCCCTGTGGACCTGTAGATCCTGGCGGGCCCTGTGGCCCTTGCGGGCCCTGGGATCCACCGCCGCTAGCAACGCCACCACGGGCGCAACAGATATTCACTGCCCGGCTCCTAGTCGCGGGAAATGCTGGGCGAGCGTGGCGCTCTTGCGGCCATACTGACGCTGGAATCTCGCGTCGATCACTTCGGCGATCTTGTCGATCTCAGTCTGGATAGCGCGCTCCTTCGCGCGTAGACGGCGCGAGACGCGAATCTCGAGAGCAATAAGCGTGCCGAGAAGCGCCAGACCCAAGATCCACGCCACGACGTTCATCGCTTGATCTCCTCTGTCTCGCCTGAGATCAAACCGTGAACGGCGCTTCCGTCAAGAGAGTCGAAGGTGCGGAGGAGCACCGCTTGGGTGACTAGGAGCTTTTCCTGAGCGTTGGAAATGTGTTCTAGCCTGCGTTCTAGACGCAGCATGAACCACAACGCAACGAGGATCGGGAAGCCTGCTACGGGCCCCAGTTCGCGTATAAATGCAAGCGCCGCGTCGAGATCCACGCGGTGCTAGTTTCTCATTTCTTCAGTTTTTCAACCACAAGGTGGCCTGCGAAGGAAGCACCCGAAGAAATGATTCCATGAACGACGAGATCCCGTGCGCCGAGAAGGCCATCGCCGATCGGGTAGATCGAGATTCCCGCGGCCGCGAGGGCTGCTCCGGTCCACATTCCCGTGCACATAGCGCAGGAAAGCAAGCCGCTCTGCGTCCCATCCTTGTCTTCTGAGTAGAGCCCGGGACCGAAGATCGGAATCTTTCCAGCCAGCTCACTGAAAGGCCAAGCGATCTTGCTGTCTACAACGATGGCCGTGAGCGCGTACGCAGCGAGCAGGAAGAGCGAAAGCGACGGTGTGCTTGGGAGATGATGCTGGCCGAGAAGCGCACACGCCGCGAAGAAAACCGCGAAGACCCCCGTTGAGCCGACGAGGCGACTAGCGAAAGATTCTTGATCAGTCGACATGCTTCGAGATGTAGCCGGCTAACTGCAACATCGTCGATTCTTTCTTCCCATTGAACAGATCGCGAAGAAGGCTGTCAGCAACGATCACGCGCTTGTCGTCGGGATCCTGCAGGCCGTGCTTCTTGATGTAGTCCCAAACCTTTTTCACGATCTGGGTTCGGGGCATCGGGCGATCACTGCCGATGATGTCAGCGAGAACGTCATCGGGCTGCACCGGACGAGCAAGAGCGGCAGATTTGGCCATACGTCAAGCTAGCACGCTCGTGAATGAAACGATACCATCGGGCCGTGAATCGACGCCTCAAAGTGGGCATGCAACATGGACCGTTGCGGTATGTGGCTTCGACGACGGAGGCCGAAAAGGCCTCGATTCACCAGGTAAATCGAGAAATTTCACCGCGTCGGGTACTGGTGAAGTTGCCTACTCGGGCTCGGCCACAGAAGTTTCTTGTTTGTCTAAGTCGTTGGATCGAGCTGAGATCCCGATATCACTCGGTAGAATTTCTCGTCTCCGTAGACGAAGATGATCAAGCGACGTTGGACGTTTTAGACAAAGCGAAGGCTTGCGATCCGTCGGTTGTCGTGGTGATAGGGAAATCGGAAAACAAAATCGATGCCGTGAACCGAGACATCGCGGGCCGCGACTTCGATGTGCTCATCGTCGCTTCGGACGACATGATGCCCCAGATCGATGGGTACGACGCCCGGGCCGTCGAAGATATGTTGGGAAAATTTCCTGATCTCGATGGGGCGATCCACTACAGCGACGGCTACCGGCGGGACATCTGCACGTTGCCTGTGATGGGCCGGAAGCTGTGGGAGTCGTGGGGCTACGTCTACCATCCAGATTACAAGTCCCTGTGGTGCGACAACGAATACACCGACGTAGCGCGCAAGACGGGCAAGCTCTACTCGCTTCCCGTTGTGCTGGCGCGTCACGAGCATCCCTCGAACGTTGGCCGCGGTCGTGATGCGCTGTACGTGCGCAATGATCGATTTTTCGCTGCAGATCGAGATACCTACTTCCGTCGACGGTTGAAAGGATTCCCAAAGGAAACACCGTCGAGCGTGTTGAACTTGTCCAGCCATGTCGAACACGCTGGAACGGAGCCTTTGTTGAGCGTGCTCATCCCGACGGTTCTCGCTCGTGGGCCGATGTTTTCCCGCCTGATCGACGATCTCAAAGGCCAAGCGTTGGAGCGTACCGATATTGAGATCCGATCGCTTCTCGATGATGGTCGTATGAAGGTGGGCCAGAAACGGAATCAGCTCATCGCGGAGGCGTTGGGGAGATATGTGATCTTCATCGATGACGATGACGAGATCGCTTCCGATTACTTGGACGCTATCGTTGAAGCTGCCTCGAAAGGTACCGACTGTGTCACCTTCGATGGAGAAATGACCACGGACGGTCGGCTACCGCGGCGCTTTCAGTTTGGGCTACATCTCGATGATCGTACTGTATCGTGGGGATACGAACGAAGGCCGAATCATCTGTGCGCAATCAAGCGAGAGTTAGCCGCGCAAGTGAAGTTCCCCGAGATCAACTTCGGAGAAGACGCGAATTGGAGCGGCCGCCTTCGTAGATTGCTGCATTCGGAGACCCGTATTGACCGAGTCTTGTACTACTATCGTTTCTCTACCATGGGATCTTTGACCCACCATCAGAATCCCGTCGCACCGCCTCGAGGAATTCAACGTCGAGCATGAGAAAGCTACGAACGATGGATCGCCGATCGCAAGTGAAGCTGAAACACACGCCTCACATTTCTTATCTACCCAGTCGAGCGCCGTTGCCGAAACCCATGGAAATTGGCCGGTTGGCCGAAGCGGGACCGCGTGATGGAAAACGGATTCTGAGCTACGCCGTTTTCCAGATGCGGCCGGATGATGAACGCGCGTTGGGACTCTACCATCGTTCGGTGCCCGCGGTTCTGCGGGCGTGCCTGACGTTGTTTCCATCATGGACGGTAGTTATCCACCACGACGATTCGTTGATGGCGCATCCGTACGGTGCGGTGCTGAAACGCGCAGAAGAAGCGGGCATGTTGAAGCTGCGCAGCCTTGGACACCCGGGCGAGCTTTGCCGCGGGATGCTGTGGCGAATGCGTCCGATCTGGTTCGAAGAAGGCGCAGAGATCGTCGCCTGCCGAGACATCGATGCGTTACCGATGGTGCGCGACCGTGTCACGCTAGAAGCATTCGTTGCTTCAGGAGCGTGGGCGCACTGCTTGCTGGACAACGTCGCGCATGCGGGCCTCATGGGTGGGCTCTCTGCCTATCGAGTCGACAAGATCCGTGAACGTTGGCCGAGCTGGGATCAGTTTGTCGCCTCGGACTCGGTCGTATGGAGTGCCCACGGAGCCGACCAAAACTTTTTGAACCGGGTGATCGGCCCTTACGTTGGCGATCACATGCTGGTGCATCAACTGGCAGGAAAACCGACGTCGAGCCTGCCGTTGGAATCGATCAAAGACGTACCGCGGTTGGCGCTTTCGGAAGCAGATAACTTTGCCGCCTATGCAGGGGTGTCGGGATTCAACGTGGAGAACCCTTGCGCCTTCTACGATACTTTGCCCGAAACGAGGCCGCTCCGGGAGATCGAAGCTGCTATAGGTTGGATGGCAACGCAGTAACTGATGCGAAAGTGTGCCCGCCGATCATACTGGCAAAGCGACTGAAGTTAGAACCTGTGTGCGAGACGAGCACCGGATCGCAACGGCTGAGAACCGCCAGATCGTAAAAGCTGGCCTCGTGCTTCGGCATCGACGGGATCGTGATCAATTGCCCACGACTACGCGCATATTCGCGAAATACATCGGCCTTTGAATCTTCGTCGCCGCAAACGAAGAAGCTGGCATCACGAAATCGATCGATAGCTCGATATGTTAGCTCGTTGATTCGATCGAGCTTACTCGTCGGCATTACCGTTCCGTCATCAACACCAACCTGGAACTTATCACTCCGTCGGACGTGGATCCCTACGAGTCGAGAAGGCAGCTTCGCGAGGAAATTTAGAATCTCATCGCAGAACGAGAAGTCCTTAGCCGCGTCGGAAACACAACGCTCGAAGTGCTTCTGTGAACACTTGCTTGAAAGATAAGACTCGTAGAAACCGCCCAAACTCGCACCGCCTCCGATGTACGGCTTGAAAACGTGTTCGCAAGTGGCATCGAATCGAATGTCGGGTGGGAATCGGATGTAATTCTTGACGATCTCCAACGCTGTGTCCTTCGAACGGAAATCGAGCATCCTCGATGATCCATAATGCTTCGGCCAACTCGAAATGTTCAACGTTAGCTGCTCGATCCGTGCATACGCGAGCAGCAAAACGAGATCCATAAAACGGTCGCCGAGGCCGCTGCTCGTCGGGTTGCCCCACGTGATACACGTGCGTTCTGCGGTCGGACGTGGGCGAGAGGCAACGACAACTGGGACTGGAAGTGTCGGAGGCGCTGGCTTCGGTTTCTGAAACAGCTTACGCTTGACGCCTCGGACAACGCGTCGAATACGCGTCATCGCTGGTGGTATTGCTTCCAATAACGGTAGCAGCGCACCAAGTCTTCTTCATTTCGAACCTGCGCGCCTCCGAGAATGGCAGCCCATGCCTCGAAGTTGCGAACTTCGTCGGGCGTGCCGAGAATCGCGACATGACTTGTGTCGAAGTAGCCCACGCGCAGCCCGTCGCGGATCATCAGGTTGTAGACGAGCGTGACGTAATGCTCGCCGTTGTAGGTACCTTTTTGGCTATTTAAGTACTCTTCGAAGTACATCTTGACGATCTCGCCACTTTGGAACCAGTAAACGCCAGACGAGGCGTGTTCGCTTTGCGGATCGTTCGTGTAGCTCTCTTTCTCTTTCACTTGTTCGATGTGATTTCCGGTGGGCTTGACGAAAGCCATCTTGGTGGTTTTCGAGAGCACATGAGGATGAAAGCCCGTGTGAGTGATCAGGCACCCATCAAGTTTCTGATCCTTGACGTGTTGAGATAGCCTCTCGCGATCTAGATTCACGGTTCCATCGCAGTAAGAGACAATCACTTCTTCGCTTGGATCGATGTGATCGAAGGCTGCCTTAACGGTCCACACCGGGCCCTTTTTGTGCGGCGCGATGGGAACAATGATGGCGTTGGGACGCAGCTTCTTGAGCACTTCTTCCATGTGCGTTTCGGCAAGATGATGTTCATTGCAGACGAAAATCAGGCGCTCGCCGTTGTCGGGAAACATGTCCAGGACATGCTCGATGATCATGCGGCGATCGGGCAGTAAGCGGATAAGCGGCTTCGGAGGAACGTAGCGCTCGGCGAGGAAACGAGCGCCCGTACCACCCATCGGGATAACGATCGTCACGCTACGCTCTGCCAGGTTGTGAGAATGTGCGCTTCGTAGGGATAATCAGTGCAGATCCCACCTACGACTTTGATGTAGGGATATGCGCGTAGCTGTTCGAGCGACAGAAGCGGAACCACGGTGCGATCGTCTGGCACAAGTTTGCGGATATCGTGCAACCAAACATGCGACCGGCTTGTGATGGTGTAGGGATCCGAAGCGTGGCAGATGAAGTGCCACGCAAGCCGCCGATCCGCGATGTATTGCAGGGTTTCGAAGTCCTTCACGTGCAGAAGAAGACGATCTCGACGCTCGTTGATCCAATCGTCTTCCACGCGGTAGTCCGCCCCGTCGTGGCCGAACCAGAAACCGCTGTAGCTACGGCGAATGTCGACTTCGGCGTAGAACCCCGCTTCCAAAGCTCGTTCAATCTGTGAAGGCCTATTCTCGTTGTTTTCTTCGGGACCATCGAGATTGCCGCGATGGGCATAGATGATCATCCCAGCACGCCCGAGGCTTCGATCATCTTCTCCAGTTCGTCCTTCTGTCGCTTGTAGGGACGGCAACAGTGGATGTCGACGATCTGCTTAGCAGCGATTCGTTTCATATCCGGGCGATACGTCTTGTGCGCCTCGTTCCAGTTGCTGCGATCGATGCGTTCGCGGTTGTGGTTGTTGTTGTAATAGAGAGGATCGAAAGCAACCCTGCCTTCTTTTAACGCGTTCCAGAGTAGTTCAGAAGTGTAATTCTCTTCGCAGCACCAGAAGTGCCAGTACTTTTCGCCGACCGCGTGGGGCGGAGGCTTCCCGTCCATGGGCCCAAGGCCGTAGCGATTCGATGAAATGATATGGTTCACCTGATCCCAGAAGGAACGCCCTTGCGAGAAGATCCCGAAGTGCTTGCCCTTCATGGCCCAGTAGTGGCCCGGTAGATCAGCACCGCCGGTTTGGCCATGATCCTTGCGGAAGCGTTGGGGGCCTTGGGTCAAGAAACCGTCGATACTGCCGAGGCGCGGTTGGGAGATGCCTCCCGCGTTAAGATGCGCTATGTGGTTAGGATCGGTTTCTTCGATCTTCTTGGTGAAATGGGCTCGTTGAAGCGGAACAAGATCCATGTCCCCGATGAGCCAAGTTGTTTCGGGTTCTTCGGTTGGGTAGTCAAACTTCGACCACACGAGTTGAACAGACCAAGGGAGATCGGGGAAAAACTCCCGCTCAATGATCTTCCCGTATTCCTCGGTCATGTCGGTGTTTGCCTTCTTGCCGAAGAGAAGACACACGGGCTCGATTCCCATCGAGCGCCAGATCCGAGATTGCATGTTCCAGAAGGAGGAGTACTCCTCGGGCTCGGAGACGGAGAACAGAATTTTGTCGATTTTCATGCGACCCTGAACAGTGAAGGAAGACGCAAACTACCAGCTAGGGCGCTACCGGCGCCGTAGCGTTGGGCAGCCGAGACGGTCTTGCTGACGTAGGAAGAGTTGAGCGCGATGGGGTCTTTCCCAGCCTTGATCGCGCTATCTACAGTGCCCGTGCCTTGGTTGTAGGCCACGAAGGCAATGTTCCAGTCCTTGAAGTGGGCATAAAGATCGCGGAGATGCTGGGCCGCGATCCGGAGGTTCGTCGCGGGGTCGCACAGCGCGGTAGCGTCGCCTCCAGGCGCGAAGTATTTGGCTTTGAGTTGCGCTAGACCGATCGCGCATGTGGGTGGGCACGAAGCGCGACACGGGACCGAGCATCCATCAGAGCAGCTCTTCTCGCGCGGGGAGTTGTCCCAAGAGCTTTCCGTGTTGACGATGGCAGCGAGCGCCCACGTCGGGATTCCCGCGGTGCCGGCGGCCGAGGCGACGAGGGGCATGTAGACGGGCATCCCTTGTGCTTCGGTCTTCTGGCTTTGCTGATCCTGCACAGCCTCATAGATCTTCCAGCCGAGAAACCCGGCTCCGCCGAGAAGAAGGAGATCCGTAATGGTCATGCGAGGATTCTATCACGTACCACGGTCTGTATAACTCGTTCAACAGTTTTTCTTTGCCAAAAATCGATCGTCGTTTATCTTGCTCGCATGGAAAAGCTTTCCCAAGCCTATTCACGGGATCTCAATGCACACGCCCAGGTAGTCGATCGCGAGACTGAAATCGAGATCGCGCGGCGCGCACGAGCCGGATGCAAACGCGCCCGGGATGCGCTCATCACCGCGAACTTAAAGTTTGTTCTGCACGAAGCGCTGCAGTTCTGCGGTGGTTTCGACCCTGATCTGATCCAAGAAGGGAATCTTGGGCTTCTCGAGGCGGCGGACAGATTCGATCCGGAACGGGGCGTACGGTTTTCGACCTACGCTCAACTCTGGATCAAAGGCGCGATCAGCGAGGCGATACGAAAACGCAATTTTCGCAGTCGGCTTAATGTACCGCTCGATGACGACGAACGTGATTGTGACTTGGTGGACTATCATCAACCGAGCGCAGAAAGCACGTTGATCGGCTTCGAACGGGTTGCTTGGCTTCGTCGGGCGATCGCCGCGACGACGCTTAACAGTCGAGAGCGCGAAATTCTATACGGTCGGCTTCTTCATGATGATCCATCTACCCTCAAGACGTTCAGCGATGCGTGGGACGTCTCTCGCGAACGAGCGCGGCAGATCGAGGCGAAGGTGCTGGAAAAACTCCGTCTCGTGCGAGGCTTGACGGCCGTTGTATAAAGTGTTAGACAAGCAGCATGCCGACCATCCAATTTGCTGAGTTGACGAGCGAGATCCGTAGACGAGCCGCCCATCGCTTCGACGTTGCCGCGGACGATGTCGCGATCGGGATCCGCAAGGTAGCAGGCCGCTGGCAGGCAGCCTGCGAATTTTGCGTGTTCCGGGCTCGACGCGGGGAAGATTCCAAGGCCGCGTTGCTGGGCCTCTTGGCGATGTTGCGGGAGGCGAAGGCGTGAGCTGCCCTGACTGGGCATACGAGAAAGCGCAGATAATTCTGCGCGCGTGGATGCAAGGCGCGGACGATAGAGACGATCTAGCGAATCTGCTCAGCGAGATCGCTCGTGAAGCGCGGAACCAAGCTCACACGGATGATGCTGAAGAGCTGGACGCGATGGCAACCGAGGTTCGCGCTTGCCACGGCGGGAAACACGTCTTGGAAGTTGCGGACTGGCTCAACGTAGCTGCGGCGAAGATTCGTGATTCGCGAATCTAGCTAGTGCTGCGGGAACTGCCTGCAGATCCCGGCGCTCAACATGTCCGCCATCTTCAGCGCTTGCGCGTAGATGTTGTCGTAGTTGACGACGTCTTCGACCCACCGTTGCTGTAATCGGAGCATCGCCTCGGCCTTGGTCAAGGTGAGATGCTGGTAAAGCATCGCCTGCATCGACTTCTCTTTCCAATATGGGTTGGCACGTGCAAGAAAGGCCGCGATCTGATCGGCGTTGCGGTACCAATCATGCTCGATGCGCGTTGCGGCGTTACGATCTCCAACTTTTGCAGCGGTAACGAGCTGGCCCGCGATCATGATGTGCTCACGTAGAAGCTGGCTGAGTTGATGCGCAGCTTGCCAACCGTAGTAGGGCCCGATCGCGGCGCCGATCTCGTCTTGGTTATGAAGAAGACGCTCGGTAACTGCAGGTACATCGCCCAGGTTCGCGATCGCGGAAATGATGTAGTTACGCGTCCATACAACGTGATCGGTCCACAACTTGCGCATCTCCGCTTGCATGCGAGCAGGGTAGACTGATCCTTGTACAATCTCTAGATGCGAAAGCGCGTGCGACGAACCTGGATCGAGCAGGTGATCCAACGCGCCGCAGACGAAGCCGCGGAGACGATCGTCGACTCGATTTTATCTTTCGATGAAACCCCGCACGATCCTTACTGGCAACTGGACGAGACGTGCCCTACGTGCGGCCTTCGCCTCTATGAATCGGGCAATGGAATTGTTCTTTGTTTAGCTTGTTGGACTAGGCTTGATGCAGCGCCACGTGCGGCGCCGGAGCCAGAGCCGCGCCGGACATTCAAGGTTCGTAGGCCGTCAGTGCGATCATCGGTGCGACCGTCGGTACGACCGTCGGTGCCTCGACTTCCTACGGACGTGACGTCGGCGCTAAGTAGATTAGGTCTCGGACATCCAACCAGCGTGGAAGAGATCCGCAAGCGCCGGCGCGAGCTTGCGTTTTTGCACCACCCGGATCGCGGCGGAGACGTAAATCAGCTCGTTCTCGCGAACGAAGCAGCGGACGTGCTCTTGGATTTCTACGGGGCTACGTAGTATAAAGTTTTGAACATGGGCATCAAAGTTGGGACTAGGCAGCAGTCTACGCAAGCACCAACAACGCGTGTCGTGACTCCGCCGAACACTTCGATCCGCGTGTCGCGACCGACTCCCGGGACGCAAGGCGTTCGTGGGATGCCCCAAGGGATCCGCGTTCGCAAGGCCGAGACGGGACCCGCGCCGCGATCTGCGCAGGGCAACATGATGGTCTCTCGGCAGCAAGAGACGCAGCAACAGCTTGCGCAGATGGGTCAACAGGGGATGGCCGGCAACACGCCCGTGCAGGCTGGCACCGCCGCATGCCTCTCGTGCGGCACCAAGGTGACTCCAAGGGTTGATGCCTTGACCAAGGAAAATGGCGAGGGGCCGTTCTGTCCCAACTGTTGGGCGCAGACGTGGATCTCGCACAAGTACCGCGGGATCGATGGCGGACCACCTTGCTCCATGGGCGTTCGCTTCAAGGATTCTGAGTGGAGACAGATCCAGACGCAGATCCTGGGAACGATGCGCGATGTCGGCGCCCGCACAGGTAGGTTCCCCACGCCCGGTGAGATGGATGTTGTCTTGGGGCAATTTAAATTCTCTCAGGTTTGCACAACCTGCAAAGGTAATATCGCTTACGCTTTGGACTCGAACGATCTAAAGATCGCCGGGATAAATCAGCCGTGGCCCGCGGGGCGACCGGTACCCTGGGCCGTTCGGTAATGACTTGGAAGATTCAACTTTCGGATAGCCAAGAGAAGGCTCTAGGCCTCACCGCGAATTCAGAAAAGATAGGTTGCGGTGAAGACGCGTGCGTCTATGCGGTCCCGGATGGTGTCGTTAAGGTTACGCATGATGCGGGCGACGCGCTCGCGTGCTGGCTGGTAGCGGGCCAGAAGCCTCAACCACAGTGGATCGTCCCGGTGCATGTGGTGTGGCGCCTCAAGTCAGGGTACGCCATCAAGGCCGATCGTGTAGAGAAGCTTCCTGCGTCGTGGGGCGCGCCGATCGATGAGCTTTACGAATTCACCGACGACGATGATGAGACGGACTCGTGGGAGAACACCTACGAGGCGGTTCTACGCGAGATCTCGTGGCGCGAGGCGGAGCACCGAGGCCCCACCGAGGCAGATCGTCGGATGCGTCAGGCGCTCGAGGCCGTGAATGAAGGCGTGAAGACCTTGGCGCGCCTAGGATTCATCTGGGAAGACTGGCACAGCGACAACTGGGGCTTGTTGCGTGGAAAGCCCGTGATCATCGATCTCGGGCGGATCGATTCCATCGAAGGCGACTCGATCCCGAAACGGGCGAAAGAAATTCCGATTCTGCCGTACTAGCTACACCGGTCGCCGCGGGGTGCAAGCAGGCGAGGCCGGCGCGGGCTCGATGTTGGCAGATTCGCCGGTGACGAGCGTTCCCAAGATGGTATCGCTGCGGTTGATGCGAGCGAGCCCCGAAGGCGGATAGGTTGTCGTGAGCGTGATCGAAGCGAATTTTAGAACGACGATTCCATCGCGCTCGGCCGCGTCGACATAGAAAACAATGCAGGCACCAGCGCGCAGGAGACGCCCGGTACAATAAGGATCCACGCTACAGGCATCGGCCGGGTTTACTTGCTGCCAGTAGACATCCACCTCGGTCTGCAGCTCATACCAGCCAAGCACGAGGGGTTGACCACCGTTGCCGGGCTCGGCGGGATTGCAGTTGTAATCCTCGCCGGTAACCGTGGTCAGCGACCAGCGACCCGCGCAGGTTGGGCAATTCGCCAGGATCTGGCCAACCGCCGTTGGAATGAATGTCACAACGCGCGGTCCGCCCTTGGCGGCAGAGCCTCGGTAATCTGCGAAAGTATCGCTCACGTCGGTTAGCCTACCAGTCCGTTGAGGTATTTCGCAAACGCGGGTGTGGAAAGGGCGTGCCTGCGGCGTCGCTTCCGCACGAGCTTCACGGCATCGCGGCCGTCCATCCCAAGCTCGTAAAGAATCAGCCCTGAGAGAAGCCCCGAGCGGTTCCGGCCCTGGTAGCAGAGCGTTGCGACGTCTCCGCCTTGATGGATGGTGATGGCCATCTCACGGGCGACGTCGTGCAGCTCCGGCAGGTAATCAAGATCGCTAGCGCTATCCACCAAAGGAAGGTAACGCACCACGGGAGCGTCAACGTCGATCTCAGCTTCGCATTCGAGAAGAACCGCCGCATCAACGTCTTTCAAAGCTACTACACAAGGCGCATCGGCCGAGAAGCGCTGGACGCCACCTTGCCAGAGAGATCCGCGGCCTTGGCGCCGAGGCAAGATGCAAGACGCGATCTTCCGCGTCGACGTCGGAATCACCGGGAGATCGGTGGAGTGTTCAACGAAGCGGAGCTGAAGGGTTGCATCCCTCGTGCGGTCTTCTTCGACCCGATCCGCTTGCGGTTCATCTCCAGCTTGTCAGTGTTGGCCATGACGGTGACGCTTAGACGAGCAGGCTTACGCACAGGCGAGCCCACAACGAACTTCCGCGGCAGTTCCTTCTTCGTCTTGATCTGGCCGAACGTCATGCCTTGAGGTTAACGCTCGATACGAAGAGTGTCCAGGAGGTTCGACAACACGTGTGGGGCATCCGTTGGAGCGTAGGGCGGTTGAAACCCCAATTTTTCCATCGCCCACAGTGAGAATGCGCGCATACCGCTGCGAGGCATGATCAACATTTCTTTGGTGTAGAGGAACGTTTGCGGGGGCGCTGGTAGACCAAGCAACGAAGCGAGCTTATCTAGATCTGGTTTCGGGCCACGGCCGCAACAGTTCTCGAGCATCTTCTGGGCCGCTTCGACGTTTTCAGCTTTCATCAACGATCGTTCCAGATGTTCCTGTAACCGCTGCGGCCTTCGCGGCGTTGTCGATGCTCGATAAGCTGCTCGGTGCGGTACTCCGCTTGTCGCCCCATTTCGCTTTCGCGCAAGGCCTCGATCGCATCCTCGATTTCATCGAGACGTTCCCAAGCGATCCAAGGCGACGGACGCGCTGGATCCAAGCTCTTGCGGCCGAAAGCGATAGATACCCAAGGGTTCTCTACACGGGCCGTTGAGATGGTGATGACAATGTCACCGTGTTCGAACATTTCCCGATCGTATTCCACGGAAGATTTCGGCTTGTTATCTGGTCTCATATCTTCCCCGACGCTCAATTTCACGGTTGATGTACCAAACTGCTTTCTTGAGATCTTCTATCGGAGCGCCTTTCTCATCGCATCTCCAAAGGTACTTAATCGCGTTCCCGATGTTGAAGTTGTAATGCTCGGTAACGTCGATGCATTCGATACCACTGGGATGGTTCGTATAGTGCGATGGATGGTTGATGAGATCAGACATTTATTCATCCTTCAAATCATGGTCCCATATATGTTGACGCTTCGCCGGATCTAAATGTTGAAGCAGAATCTCGAACAAATCTCGAGTTATGAAACGGCGTTCCTGATATGGAATCGTATCCCGTTCGTTAACTTCACTGATTATCACAAAAAGATGGGACTCCAAACCGCTTCGAGTCCTTCGCGTTTCTACAAGGCGGACAATCTGACCCATACCCTCTAATTCGCGCATTCGCGGGAACGCGCTTTGATGCTTGAGGCCGCACGCTAATTCAACTTCGTCGACGGTCGCGCCTTCAGAGCCTCGTTGCAGAAAGAATTTAAGAACGAAGTGTCTTTGTGTTCCCGCAAATTCTTTTATGTAGTCCGCGGCGGCTTCGGAAGTATCAGAGCCGCTCATAAACGGTGGTTCGCCGTTGTACATTTAAACGTCCGCCCAGCTTTTGCCTACCTTAGTATCCATGAGGAACTGAACGCCGTTCCAATCTCGTTCCCAACAAGCGTGGACATCTTCGACGACCTTTGGCGCTACGTCTTCTCGGCACAAGATCAGGACTGAGTCGTGGCCGTTGTGGCAGATCCGGGCATCCCACGTTCTTTGATCCCAACGTTTACAGAATTCGATCGCCCCGAGATCCCAGAGATCAGCGCCACCGGACTGCGGCCTGAAATTGTAGGCCACGGTTGGCTCTACACGACCCATCGGGAAGCATTCTCGACGGCCTAGTATAGGCGAGCGGATCTCGCCTTCCTTGGTGGCTTGCTCGAGGATATCTACGCGCCACGCCATAACGCGAGGCATCTGCTTGTTGAAGTTGGCGAGGAAGTTGACGACATCTCCCCGCTTAAGCTCGGGGAAATCTTTCACGCAAGATTCGTGCAGGGTCTGATCGGTACCACCGTAGAAGCCGCCGTATTCGAGGCGCTTGGTGAGATCGCGGATCTTGTCCCGTTGCTTGCACATATCGCACTTGGGCTCTAGATCACTTGGCCCGCATTTCGTTTTCTTGTGAGCGATATAGGTCTCGGCCGCCTTGGGCCATGCAGTCGGGAAGGCAACTCCGGCCATGGCAGAGTGGATATCTTCGTTGCGTTCGAAGACACCTTTGAGGAATGGATCACCGGAGTCAGCAGCAATGAGCCGCGCTTCAAGTTGCTTCTGATCAGCGCCAACGAAGGTGTAACCGTCAGGGGCGACGATCATCTTTCGTAGATTCTCGACGCCTCCCCCAGCGCGCTTGCTCCAGTTCTGCACGTTCGGTTTGCTACCCCAGCGGCCGGAGATCTTGTGGATCTCCCATTCCGGATGCATGAATCCGTTTTCGTCTAGATCGAGATTGTCCACGAAGTTGCGGAGCGCGGCGGAGGTAAGAGACCACTGCAAGAAGGCCTTGGCCGCGGGAAACTGCCGCATGTCTTCGAGGACTTCTTTGTCGACCTTGGGGATTGCGCTCTTCAGGGTCGTCTTCGTGAGCGGAACACCCGAGGCGCGCAACAACGCGGCTTGTTGAATCTTGGCGCCGAGGTTCAAGCCCTTCTTCGCCCAACCGTGCTTCTCGATGAGTTTTCGAAACTGCTCTTTTCGAATTTCCACCCGCGCGTAGAAGGACGTTTCTTCCGAATGTGCGGGACCGCCTTCGAACTGCGGTGTTCCCAACGCGGGCTCGTTCTTACGAATCTTGGAGGCTTGAAGCTTGGCGACCCAAGTTAGGAAGCTTTCCCAATTCAATTCCATCGTTATTTCAAGATCGGTGGCGGCTTGATCTCGAAGCTCTCGCAGGTGATCGCCTGCCCGCTTCCGCTCCGAAGCAGATACGGGCATACCGACGCGCGTCATCTGCAGGGCAAGGTGGGCCATCTGCTCGTCAACTTCGTAGACCTGTGTGCAGCCGCTGCGCTCGACCGCATCGATAAGAAACGGGTAGACACGACATGTGCTGAGAACGTCGCGGGCGTTGTAAACGCCTTCATTCATGATGTCGGGCGAGATTTTCATTACGTCTCCGTGGAGATCAGATACTCATCGATGGGACCGCGTTTCGAGGCTTTGGAGTTGATAGATCGACGGCCTTTAACTTTCTCGATCTTGAAGGATGGATAGAGATCTTCAGTCACGGACGGTGCCGAGGAGTTAGAGAGGAGCACCGAGACACCGCGGGATTTCAGCTCCGCGGCGTAGGCCGCTAGATCCTTCTGATCTTCGTGGGTGAACTTTTCTGCGGTGTACGACGTGAACGAAGATGTTTCCGAGATGGGAACGTAGGGCGGATCTAGATAGACGAAGTCGCCGCCGATAGGATTCTCTAAGCTCTCTCGGAAATCTTGGCATCGAATCGCAGCGCGGCCGAGAAGCTCCGAGCAAGCACGCAAGTTCTCTTCATCCAGAATCTTGGGGTTCGCGTATCGGCCGAAGGGCACATTGAAATGACCCTTGGAGTTGACGCGATATAGACCGTTGTAGCCGGTCTTGTTGAGATAAATCATCCAGCCGGCGCATGCGATCTTATCTTTGTTATCTACATCGATATTTCGCATTGCTTTGAAATGCTCTTCGGAATGCTGATCTTGATGCCAACGAAGAATATCGATCACTTGATCAACCGAGTCACGCACCGCTTTGTACGTTTGAATCAAACGCAGATTCGCATCACAGATCACGGCTCGATTCGGCGCGAGCGCGAAGAAGAGAGCACCACCACCTAAGAACGGTTCGTAGTAGGTCCTATATGACTTCATCTGAACGCGCTTCAACAACTCAGGTAGAAGCTGTTTCTTGCCGCCCGCCCACTTCAGAAACGGCCGAGCTTTCATCCCGGCCGCTCGCTTCCGTCGTCATCCACAACAACGATGTTGAGTTGACGTTTGGTGGGCTTCTTCTTGAGGGCTCCTGCCAGCGCTGCGAAGGGGCTGTCAGGAACAGGAGGCGTTGGCGTTGGCTCCACGGGAATCTCAGCCGCGGGCGCAACGGCAGGCGGTTCTGGAGGCACCACGGCAACGGGGGTGGGCGGCGGTGCGTCTAGCGATGGACGCACCTTGGGCGGCCGGCCACGGCGCTTTTGGCCTGCGGCCGCGGAGGCTGCGTTGCGCGCTTCGTGTTCGGCTACGCGTTGAGCCTTGCGCTCTTCGGCTTCCGCCTTCTTCTGCGCGTTACGTTCGTCGTGGGCTTTCATGCGATCCATCTTTTTGGCGAGCTTTTTTGCTTCGCGGTCACGGAGCTTCAAGGCCTTGTCGACGCTCTTCCGCTCTTCTCGGTGAGCTGTCTTCCACGGTGGGATGACGAGAAACTGAGTAGCTACCTGCTGCAAGTCGTGAGCGAGTCCTGGAAAACCAACGTGGTGAAGCAACATCGTGTCAATGAGCTTCCCATTCATGGGACCTATGCATAGTTCCCAAATCTCTTTGTCCGCTTGTAGATTGTGGATGATCTTGGGCAGAGTCGGATCGACCATTGCCGTTTCGGCAGCGTTTAGCGCTTCTTCGGACATGAGGAACCACGGAATCGAAATCGATCGGCCGCCGTGGCCAAGGCCTAGAAACGTGATCATCCGATCTTTGTTCCACTCGAGATCGATACCGAGTGCGCACCATGCACGGGCTTCTTCGATGATTGCCTTAACTTCGGCGGCGGTTTCCTCGATGGACGTTATGACCTTGATGTCGTCGGACCACTGAGCAGGAATTGCGCCGGAGGCAACGCCTCCCGCCTTTTCGACATCGGCCTGAAGAAACATCATTTGCGCGTCGACGTTCTGCTTGTTTTTCCCACCGCCTTTTACTTCACCTGCGCCACCTTTGAAGAGCGATGCAGGATGTAGTGAGGTAATAACGGGAACGTTAGGCAGGAACGGAGAATACTGGACGGTGCCCCGGGCTTCGGAAATCGCCGTTACCGGGAGCTTCAAGCTTTTAGCCGCCGTTCCACCAAGAGCGAGAACCGCTGAAGGAGCCGCGGTTTGTAACTCAGCTTCGAGCCGCGGTCGGCAGTGTTCAATCGCTCGGAACATGTCCTGATCGATCGATGGACGAGCGCACAGAAGCGCGTTGGTGATCCAACACTGTTGTCGGTCGATCTTTCCCTTACGCAGAACATCGTTGAGCAGCCGACCCGTGGGACCCACGAGTGGGTAGCCCTGGATCAACTCTTCACTACCGGGGCCTTCGGCGACGATCGCTAGACCGCCCTTGGCACCCCATGCGCGCACAGGCTTGCCAGGCTTGCCGTCGCGGGAACATGGGCAACCCTCACAACTGGGAGAATCGCCAGGTCCGCGGCTGTGCACTACCTGCCCATTTTCATCGCGTTGAATCATGATTTTAAATGCCCCGAAGCTCCGCCCGTTCGGGGCCACACGGGAAGGAAATGCTCAAGTAAACACGAGCCACCGAGGCTTTACTCGAGCACCAGGAGCGCTACTGACGAACTGGCGGACGCGGGAAAGCGGTGTTGTTATTGCCTTGCGGACGAGCCATCGCGGGCGCGGCCACGGGACGAGGCGCTGCAACGGTCTGCGGTACAGCCTGGGGCACGAATTGCTGCACCGGAGCCGCAACCGGGGCTGGAGCCTGGAACATTTGCTGTGGGGCAGCCTGGGTCGTTCCTTGCTGCGGCAACGGTCGCTCGTTCATAGCCTTGGAGCTATCAACCATGACAACTTCGCCCGTGCGTGGGTCGGTCTTGGCGTAGGGATCGTTGATGACATCGGCGCAAAAGTACTTGTCGATAAAATCGTCCGTGTCTGGCTGGCCGTTCGCGTCCAGAGGAATCCCGGTCGCGACGATCAGGGACATCATCCGCCCCATTCCCTTCTCGGTCGCTGGATAGAAAAAAGATTTCTGCCGACCCTTCAGCTCGTTGTCGTTGCAGACTTCAACCTTGATTTGAACCTGGGCGTTCCCCTTCGAGCTGGTCTTCATCTCCGCGGCGGTGATGCGGAAAATATAGTCTTCGCCCGGCGGTAACTCAGCGAAGCCTCCGCCCCAAGGCGACGTGTTGCGGTAGTCAAATCCGATCTTCATGGCTGTCTCCTACGGGTTTGTTGTTTGTTGCTGATTAACGCCATTCGTTGGCGCATTAGCCGATCGTGGTGGGTATGTGACGCCATTCGGGAATCCAGGAACCGAAGGCGATACCGGCGAGCCAAGGCCCAAAAGCTGCGAGATGCACTTGAAGCTGGGAATCATCGGATCGTAGAGGGGCCATCGGCCACCTAGAAAAGTCCACGTGCGGTAAGGCAACGTTCGAAGCTCGTAGACTGGTGGAGCGTTAGGCTGAGTTACGACGTTGGTAAGCCACTTGAAATCGCAGTAGGCGGGAAACTTCTCAGCCATCTGACCGCCGATGTGAGGGCCGTTCACTTCGCTTCCATCGTGCTTCACGTGGCAGAGCCATAGAACGTGGCAGGGAAGCGCATGCACACGTCGGACGAGCGCCTGGATGTGGGAGGCAAGATCGCCGTAGTACTTCCGGCTGTCCTTGTATAGATCCTGGGCCATCAATTCACCCAGGAATCGATCGACGTAGACGGACAAGGGATCGATCACGAGCGTCTGCCACGGAAACGTTTTCTTCGCGGCCATCTGCTCGAGCTTCGAGATCTCCTCGGACATGTCCGTGTACTTCTCGATGGCATGAACTTCCGGCGCTACCTTGGAATCCCACCAGATCGCGGGATCCATCGCGAAGAGGGTGTTGTAACCGCCTTCGTTGACGTCAGAGATGAACAAGGGCTTGGGTGCGGAAGCAGCAAAGCTCGTCTTTCCGCTTCCTGATAGTCCCGCTACCAACCCATGGACTCTCGCGGGCGCTCCACCCGGAACGATTTTGATTTCGCGCATTGGCGCTCCTAGTTAGATAGTCGGCGGCAGTTTGTTATCTGATAATCAATTGACGGTCAACCGTATTATTCGTCTGTCGTAACGAAAATACGAATCTTCGGTCCGTCAGGGCGTGATGTAAACAGAATTACTTGATCAGAATAATTTCGCTTAGCACGTTCAGCGTTGTATCCAGCGCCTGCAAGGACATCCTCTATGAGAGAAACGACATCATCGAAGGATGCTCGCGGTTTTTGTTCTTCGATTTCGTGCACCTTCTTTCTACGGAAAAACGCGGCGCCGCCATTGACGGAAACCAATTCCCAGCCTTGACCGCCCAACTTGTCGAAATGCTCCATGGTTTCTTCTGCGTCGGATTCAAAAGTGGGAGATCGAATCTCGACGTCGACGATCGCGTATTCGTAGATCATGGTTTCCTTATCTCGATGAGATTTGCGTCTTCGTCTCGGCAATGGGCGAAGAAACCGCAACGGTCATAGATTCCACGGCAGCCCCAAAGAGATTTGGGCCAGTAGCCACTACGACGGTAATGCTCACGTTGTTGACCCCAGAACTGACGATCTCGGGCGTAGGCCTCGACCACCTTTTCCGGGATGACGACTTCCATCCGGCGGTACTCAGGAACACGGGACTTGATGAGGGCGTTGATGATCACGCCTGAAAGAGGAGCTTGAAACTTCTCTTGTAGATTAGCGAGCTTCCACGCGTAGACCTGACCGACGATTTCACCGTCGAGATACCAACCCTCGAAGGCATCGGCGCGGGACGCGGTGGTAGGCGCCATCGTTTTTGTTTCTAGATCCCAGAGACCGCCATCTTTCCAAACGACCGCGTCGTAGCGGCACGTGTGAATTCCGGGGGTTCCTGCTTCGTATTCAACCGCTACGGGCTGGATCTCTTCGTTGGAGTAATGCTCGAGGTAGCCATACATAAGCCGTTTCGCCTCTTCGAAGGCGGTAACGTCGACGCGCTCGTTGGCACATGCGTCGATGAATTCCATGGGTCCGGGAAAATCTTTCTGCCAACCCGGGTAACCCTCCGGGAGAAATCGAATGTAGTGGGCCGCCATGAAGGCGTGTAGATAAGTACCGACTTGGAGCGCGGTGCTCATCGTCGCGCCAGGGCCGACGGGCGTGGCTTGAAGCTCGTTGTTGAGATAGTAACGGTAGGCGCAGCGTTGCAGCTCTGCGATCCCGCTCCACCCATCGCCCGATCTACCTCCGGGAGGGGAGCATCCGAAGCGCTTCAGCGCCCTTGAGATTACTTCATTTGCGTAGAGAACGCTAGATTTATCAAAGTTCAGAGGGATTTTCATTTGATCTTTTCGTGTCCGTTAGCGCCGGTCTTGTTTATGAGCTCTCGAAGTGCGGCCTCAACGATTTGATTGTTTCGGATCTTCACACCAAGCATATTTGAATAGTATTCAGAGAGCTTGCTTAAATAGAATTGGCCGTCCGGTGTTAATCGTACAACGCGGCGGATGTCGTCATTTTCGTCTGTTACTTGCTTTTTCATTCCAGCACCATTCTTGCGATTTCGGATTCACCTAGTCCAACACGGGCATTCATGTCTTCTCGAACGCCCAAGGCCTCAAAAAGCTTTCGTTCGAGAGGAACGTCAGCTTCCAGATAGATAACAACATGCGGGCGCGTTGGCGAGAACGTGCGCATCTCAGCTTGAAGTACATTCGCAGGTGTCCAATCTACTTCCGCGAAGATCGCGTAATCAGAGCAGGAAAGATCGATCGCAACGCCACCGACTGCGATGCCGGCAATCATCGCGGAAGCGATCGGCATCTCGCGAAACTGCTTTACCTGGACGTCCCGAACGGTCTGGGAATCGTGACTGTTCAATCGGAACGTAGCGAAGTGCCCGACTTGCAGACCGGCACCTTGGTTGATTGCCGAAGAAATTTTTTCGGCGATCTCGTTGTGCCACGTCCAGATCACGACCTTGTGTCCGTCCTGCATGGCGCGCGTGGCTGTCTCGACCGCTGCTTTTACTTTTAGCGATGCGAGCTTCCGGCGGAGTGTTGCTGTGTAGCCCGCGACGGTGGACTTGCCGCGGGCAAGCGCAGCATCCATCGCAAGTTCTTCGATTTGCTGGACGTCTTTCTGTGCGATCTCGATGGGCTCTACGATGCGTTGGGTAAGTGGTAAATCGCCCACAACGTCTTTCCAGGTTCGTCGGTAAACGACTTCACCAAGGCGCGCTTGCAGCTCTTCAGAATTTGAAATGCCGTCGTAGTGCCATCCGTAGGCGCCTGGCTCCGCGCCCGCGTAGCGTAGACCGAAGGCGTGGCGGGCACCCCAGGCACCGGGAGAGATGAGGTGAAGCACAGGATGAAGCGAAATCGGGCGGCTCCACATGGGCGTACCGGAGAGGCCGATCACGCGTGCGGCGCGCGTTGCTAAAACTGTCGCGGCCTGAGTGCGGCGAGTTTTCCCGGACTGGCAAAGATGAATTTCGTCTAGGACGAGGGTTCCAAGCTTCGGAACGAGGCCTACGTGCGCGTCCAGGATATCGTAGTGGACGAAGTAGGCAGGGTATCCGGGCATCGGCTCGGGATCTTTGCGACCGAGAAGAAGAATTGGTGGGACACCGTGGATGCGTTCGATCCACTGCCGCCACACGTCACGAGAGGCGAGTGGGCCTACAACGACGAGAGGGCCGTCATCGGGATCGTGCGCGCAGCAAGCTGTGATCGTCTTCCCTAGACGCATCTCGAAAGCGAGAAGCGAGCCGCGACGCGATTTTAAAAATTGGAGCCCTTCACGTTGGTAGGGGCGCAGAAGCTCGTTCGTAGGAATCAGATTATTGGTGGTGGGGTAGTAAATCGGCGTGAGCGGCAGATGGCTTCGATGGAGTTTTACGGTCCATCCGCGCGTGTTGCCCCAAACGAGCCCGGGAACGTCGGCATGTTCGATTCGCCAGCTATCAGGAGGCGCGCGCCAAATGAACCAATCTGTGCGTGGAAGTGGAGTGATTGAGGACATCGTCGGCGGTCACGCAACCTAGGTGCTCAATCAATGGTTGTCAAAGCAATTCGAAGATTCTTTTTTCTTTTGACCCATTTAGCGTGTGGGTGTAAACGATCGGCCGCCGATGATCTACGACACGCGAAAGAGACATACATGACGGCGGTTGTCGCACCCGTTTGGAATTTCTCTGATTACGAGAAGTTCCTTCCGCCGGGGGGCCTCATCTACAACTATGTATGGTACGCAGTGCAGGGTACCGATGCCCCGCCCGAGTACCACATTATGTCGGCGCTAGCGTTGACGTCGACTGCGGTAGCGCCGCAGATGGATCTCGTTTTTAGAAACGTGATCCACCCGTTGCATCTCTACCAACTGATCGTGGGTGATTCGTCCGCATCTCGGAAAACTTCTTCGATCAAGCGCGCTCTTCGGATGGCTTCTCCCGTGTTCGATCGCGTCTCGAACGGTGGAGCGCGTCTGTTCTTTCCGAGTACTTCATCGCCCGAAGGAATCGTTGACGAGCTAGCCAAAGAGGCTAACCGACTGATCATCCTCTACGAGTGGACAGATCTGCATCGTCTTTTGGCCGCGAAGTGGTGGGGACACCAAAGCGAGATGTGGAACACGCTTTATGACGCGCCAGAGACGATGTCCCGTGTCAAAGCGGGCGGCAAGCAAGTGCGTATCGAGCGCCCGCGCGTTTCAATTTTAGGAGCGTCCACGCGCGAGCTGGTTAACAGCGCTGTTGGGATGCTGGATTGGCACGCCGGGAAGATGGCGAGGTATTTGATATGTTGTGCTAAACGCCCGGACGACAAGGAGATGGAAGCCGACCAAGACGTCATTAGTCTGGTTCGCCAGCTCCAAGACGAGCTGAATTTTTTGATTGGCCCGCTTACACTTCCTACTTACGGAATGTTGAGTGACGAAGCTTGGGAGCTAGTACGGAAGTGGGACAAGGATCCAGCGTGGCAAGATCTGCAACGCAGCGCTTCCGCACATATCGCACCGAGTTTCGCCCGCGCTAAAGAGCACGTTCTACGGGTCGCTACTCTCTACGAAGCGTCGTTGCGTACACCGGACTCGGTGGGCGATCTCGTTGTCCAGCCAGACTCGATGCTGCCGGCGATTTTGTTCGTAGAGCACTGCATGCGATCGTTGGTCGACAACTTCGGCTTGGTGATCGAGCGTACCGCATCGCCATTGGATCGTGTCCGGGCAGCCCTCAAGAACGCCGGTCAGGCTGGTATGGCACGAAGTATGCTTGTCAGGAAAACACACTTAACGGCAAGAAATCTCGACGAAGCATTGCTCGCGATAAGAGTCGCGGAGCAGCTTTGCGAGAAAGACGTCGTGACTGGTGGACGCACGGGTCGTTGGTACTGGCTTGTTGACGAGTAGCTTCTTTCACAGAAGCATTTAATTTCGCAGGGTAGAAATTACCCTTCTTGCACTTCTTTCACCACCTCTTGCTAGTGAAAGAAGCTAATTTCGGAGGGTAGAAATTACCCTTCTTGCACTTCTTACTCGGTGCAAGAAGCAATTTCTAGGGTAGAAAATAAATCCGTTTTCGTTGTTTTTGTGAAATAAGCCCCTTCTTTCTTCACACCATGGATCGTCATATATAAAGTCGATTTTGGGGGGTAGTAATTAAGCTTATTTCACACCCTAGTAATTAAGCTTATTTCACACCCCCCGTATATCGTCTTATAAGAAGGCCCTGTGAGGGAAGAAAGAAGGGTCCCATGACGTGTCAAACTTGCGGTCGATTAATTCCCGAACGAAACGAAGCCGGTCGTCCATCGGTGTACTGCAACACGTACTGCCGTGACCGTACTGCAGTACTACGAACGTTGCGGGAACGAGCAGAGCGAGAGAAGCAGCATCGAGCCCGCGTGATGCTTGAGGAATTACGTGTGCAAACCGACTTGGTGGCCCGTGGCTTTACGGTCTTTAACGGCTTTGGGCGTACTTGGCCTTCACAGCTTGTTGTCCAAATTGACGATAAATTACGTGCAGTTAGGATAACGCGACGAAACTTTGACGGGCCTTACGACGTTCTAGCGATGCTCTTACCCGATGGTCGGATTCTGTACCGCGGTCTAGGCGATTGTGTAGGAGACGCGGATCCGGATCCGGAAGGGTGAAGTACCAACCCGAAGCCAAACGCCCCGCCTAGCGCAAGCTAGAGGCCTTCGGCGCGATTTTACGGAGGGTCACGGAGGGGTCCGCGAAGTTCTAGAAACACAAAGGGCGGGACCGCTTTCGCGATCCCGCCCTCCGGAGCAACGGTTGCCGACGATCCTGTTTGCTTTTAGCAAACGAGACACGTTGAGGAGGCTTGCTCCTCACCGTCGCTCTTTCATTGCGTAGAATGGCGACAAACAAGTTGATGTCAAGTCGATTGTGTGCAGCGACAGATCTAAAATCTGTTCTTGACGTGTAAAGCACAGCAGCGCATACACTCGCGCCGTGGCCGAAGATCTTTTTGACGATTTGGAAGCGGAAGCCGAAGCGCTCGCGCCTTCAATTGCTGCGACGACGAGTGAGCCCGTTTCGCAGGAAGATCCGACGATCTGCAAACGCGGACCTTGCAGGCATTTCATCGAAACGCAATTTCCGACGGGTATCGAGATACAAACTTCTGCGCTCGCCCAGCGCCGTTGTTTCTGCCGCGCGGGAGTGCAATTCCAAGAGCGTCGAGCCGATGCGCGCGCGATTTCGATACTGAGCACAGCGCCGATTTTGCCGATCGATTGCTCGATCTGGGCACCCTTGAGACAAGACGAGATCGACGATCTCGATGAACGCCGCTTGTTGGAGCAAGATAGGCATCAAGTGCAGCTTGCGGCCGCTGCGGCGTTGTCTACTACCCAGGAGAAGAATCCATGACCGAAGAAACAGCCGTTGCCGTGAAGGAAGAACCGTTAGAAGATCCTACCCGCGCCGATGAGTGGATCGACATTCACGACGAGATCAAGGGTCGGCAGGACACGGTCGGCTCTGATGCGTTTTTGAAAAAGCTTCGGGACGACACGAAGAACGGCCGCGCGGAGATGCGCGATTGGATCTACGGATTCATGCTCAAGCTCGCGAAGGTTGGCGCGCTGACCGCGGAAGACGTTGTTGATCTCGAAGATGAAATCGGAGATCTCCGCGAAGAGCTGGATCGGCTTGGCAACCTTACTCGCGCGATCGCTTCGACAAACTTTTTCGCTCTTGTCCAACGGCTGGTTATGCTTGTAAAAGAACGCGTGCAAGATCAGGAGACGTTGCACACAGCTCAAATCGTAGAAGCGCTGTTTTCTCCTGCCCAACCACAAACAAACCCCGTTGTCGCGCCATAAAGCATTTTCCGATGAGCTTAAAGCTCAAATCCTCGAGCTTTACTTAGCGGAAAAGTCGATCCCTGAAATCGCACGTACTCTGCACGTCGCTCGTCCTAGGATCTATGAAGTCATCCGTGCGGACGGTGTTCCACAGCGCGGTCGCGACATCCCAAATATACACCGGCGTAAAATCAGCGACGAAACTAGAGCTGAAGTTGCCGCGCTATATCGCGCTGGATGTTTCACAACAGATCAGTTAGCAGAGCGTTTTAAAATCGGCGTGGGCTCTGTTGCGCGTATTTTGATGCATGAAGGAATCTGTCGAGGCAAAGAGCAGTGGGGCAATAAGAACAAGGTTGGAAGAGGATCACGCGAGGACAACCGTCCTAAGGTACAAAACATAATTGAGTCGTTGCCGACAAAACTGGCAGCAAAGAAACTAGGTCTGAAAACCGGTCAATACGTCGTCAAGCTTCGTAGGCGATGGGGCATCCCGAAACCACCTAGAGCGATGGTCGAAAATGAATGACGAAGTCCAAGATGATGTAGCGCTTCCTGCACCCGAGCCGGTATTTCCACGTCGTCGTGGACGTCCGCGCAAAATCGATATCGATCTCGCTGAAGTTCAAGCGCAGGCGCGGCAAGCAGGACTGCTAGACGAGAACGGCGAGCAAGAAAGCGTCAACGATGCCGTCGTCAACGAGGAAGAAGAAAAACCAGAACGGAAAAGGCCCCCGATTTTCGGGGCGCTTCGCGAAGACGTTACGAATCGTACAACTGGAATCCCACCGGCTCTATCTGCAGAAGAAACGGGGCTGACGAAACTTATCGATGAATGGATCGATAAGCTGAAATCAGATCCGCAGTCGTATGTAACTGCTTGGCGTGTATCGCCTACCTTCATAGAAGGTAAGCCGTCGTCCGGTTTTTCAGGCCAATGGTCGATCATGGCCGTACGTAACGCCGATGATCTCCTGTCCGAAATCGAGCAGGAGAACGGCGGATATATGTATCAACTGAAGTTCATGGGCTACCACGCCCAATCTGGAAAAGTCCGACCGTTGAAGATGTTCGGGCAAGTACCCATCAACGCGCCTCCGATGCTTCGTGGCGTTTCCAAAGATAAAATTAAAGGAGTGGGTGGGGTCATCTCGCCCGATGCGGAGGTAATGAAGCTCAACAACGAAATGTTGTTGAAGGTAATCCAGGATCTACGCGATGGCGGCCCGCACGGTCGTGAATTCGGGGAGATGTTGAAGGTTCTCAAGGAAGCCAATGATTCAAAGACAGACATTCTTCTGAAACAGATCGAGGCAATCCAGCTTGCGCACGGTAACCCATCCGCCGAAACGGTCGCCAAGATGCAAGGCGACGCACGGCGCGAGCTTGATCAAGCCCGTGAGCGTTGGGAACAAGACAAGCGCCACGATCGCGAACGGTGGGAAGAAGAGCGAAAACAGCTTCTACGTGAGCACAAGGAACAAGCTGAGAAGCTTGTTGAGAAGCTCGAGGCGTCCCAAGAGAAGCTGAAGGAACGCGAGGATTCCTTCAGTGAGCGGCAGAAGCACCGCGACGAGCTACATCAACGCGACATCGAATCGATCCGCAGTCAGTGGCAGTCCGACGTCAAGCGTCTATCTGATCAGAACAGCGATGAGCGGCGCGCTACAGAGCGTCTCAAGGAAATGTACGATCTCGCGAAGAAGACCGAGCTAGATAAGCAGGAAGGAATCTTTCGCGAGCAGATCAAGGGTCAGGAAAATCGAATTCAGATGCTGGAGCAACGCATCCACGACATCGAAAAACAGAAAGAGGAGTTGCAGCGCAACTTGGTCGAAGCTCGAACCTCGAAGCCCGATGCGCTGAAATCTGTTTCGGACACCATCGGAAGCGTTGTCGGTATCGCCAGTCAGTTCGGGATGCGCATGCCCGGCGTCGGCAACGACGAAAAGGGTGGAGGCGAGATGCGCACCGAGATCGGTCAGCTCGCTAAAGACATGAAGGATGCGGGCGTCGTTGATGCCGCGAAAGGCGTGTTTGAGCGTGTAGCGACCGCGATCGGCCAACGGCAGACAGCACCGGCCGCACCGGTTGCTGCTCCGATGATGCCGATGTCTTACATGATGCCTCCCGGCGCTTTTCCGATTCAGGTAGCGCCCGCATTCCCGCAGCCCTACCCGATGTATCCACCCGCGCCTACACCCGCGCCGGCACCGGTAGCAACGCCTTCCGCGCCCGCGCCTGCACCTGCAGAGCCCTTGAAGCCCGAAGTCGTGCAGCCTACGCAGCTAACAGAAAGTGAAATCGGTGCGCTTGGCGTTGCGGTGAAGCGCCTCGAGGAAGCTTCCGAGAGCGGTCGACCCGCAGTGGAGATCGCGAAAGAAGTAGTTGCGGAGGTTCCGCGTCTCTACCTTCAGGACATCGTCAACGCGGGTGTGGACGCGTTCCAAGAGATCGTCCGGCAGGTTTGTGCACAACGGCCGAACGAACCTGATTCGGTTCTTCTCACCCCACGAGGCGAAGCGTGGTTGCGTGAGTTGTTCATCGAGCTTAAGCAGCAGATAATCCAAGCGTGAAGTATCTTCAGTCAACGCCGTTCTCTGTCGCTCTTGGCGGCTCGCAAGCCTTCCGTGACGGCTGGGATCGAACGTTCGGAAAACAAGAAAACGAATCCGTAGAGCCCACACCTGAAGATGAGTCGGAACCTGAGTTGCCGCTAGAAGACGAAGCAGCGTAGAATCTTCGGCGTGACCGATCGCGAGCGCGCTGCCGTCATACGCCAAGCGGACCGCTACCTCATGGCGGCCCAGCAAGATACGTCTCCCGCCTACGGGCTCGTGCACGCTTCCTACGCGATGGCCGCCTACGAAATGCTCATGTTCGATGGCGCTTCCGTTCGTGACCGCGTCATCGCTGCGGCCCAGCAACAGGACAAGTGGGGGAAGCTGATTCGCAAAGCCTGCGGTGAGGTAGTTACTCCCGACGGTACACAACCACTTCTCGGTCTAGGAGCTTTCGCGCTCCGATGGTGCATCCATGCCTAGGAACACGGGACAAGCTCGTACGGCCGGCGGCGCAGTTCCTTCGCAAGCCTGCCGCAACTGCGCGAAGAGGACAACGGTTAAAGGCCCCTGTACCTTAGCGGTCATAGTGGATCGGAATCCTCTACCCGGTGCGATGGCCATCGATCCGAACGAGTCCGACATCACATTCAATCAGCCAGTCGTCGTTGCTTCCTACGTGATGCACTTCGTGCCAGTGATCGGAGCCCCTTTCAACATTCCCGGCAGCTTTACTGTTGCGGGCGGCGGAACTTACGTCGAATTCGACGCGTCGCCACCCCAAGTTCCGCAGCAAGGAACGATGACGGTCACGGTAATGATCGATCAGGGCACGAAGTGCGCGCAGACGATCACTTGGAGTTACACGATCGTTGTGGGTTGATGCGCTGTAACTGCAACGGTACCGGCATAGGTTGCGTTTGCCGATGGTGCTACTGTTCTTTGTCCGCACCAATGAAGGTCGCGCTGCTTGCGCTCTTCATCTGCGCGCTTTTCTTTGCTGGCGCGTGGGCGCGGAAACGCTGGCGACGTCGAAATGCTAGAATTCTTCCGTGTTGAGTCTCGGTCACACGCAGTACGCCGCGGGGAAACGCTACGAGTCCCGTGAGTACGACGGCGTTCCGTACACGATCGATGACATGCGTCGTCTCGTGCGTGACGCGCTCACGCGAGAACAATCTCCGGAGCTGCGTCGCCTCGTTGAATCGATCATCGCCCAGGTCGAGGCCAAGGACTACCTTTCCGAGATCGCGGCGATCTACTACTACGTTCTAAAAAACGTTCGATACGTGCGAGACCCGCTGCACACCGAATACACCCAACATCCCTACTTGGTGCTCCAACCCGAGACATGGGATCGCGCTGACGGCCGGCGCGGGCGTCAAGTCGATTGCGAAGAGATGGCGACCACCTTGGCCGCGATGGTCATGGCTATCGGTAACACCGCTGAATTCGTGACGATAACGACCGATGCGTCACGAGGCTTCCATCATGTTTTTACTGTGGTCAAAGTTGGCGATGGCCGGCGTATCGTGCTGGATCCCGTTCCCGGCCCGAACACGACCGAAATGATTCACTCGATCGCGCGTTACCAAGCATGGCCGATCGAGCCTGTGCGCCGACCGTCCGTTGCCGGTTGGCAACCCGCTGCTATTCCCATGGGGCGACGATGAGAGTTGAACATAAAAAGAATCCGCCTACGCGCTACGGCAACGTACGAGAGGTGCCCGCTAGCTCTTTCGCGCGTTGCTCACGTTGCGGCAAGCACGCGCAGAAACGAATTCACAACGCGTACCGATCATCTACCGTTTGCGACGACAAAGAGTGTCGCGAACGTGAGCAAAACTGGGTCGGTAATCTTCCCTTCTCGCCGATCGTTGCCAACGGATCGTGGGCAACCGAGAAGAAACGCGCCGCGGATGATCGCACTTTCAAGGTAAAAAAGGCGGGCGCGCTCTAGCTCGAATTGCTTGTAACGCCGCGCACGTGTTAGCGTCTTGAGTCGGATGCTCCGCCCGACTACAGCGCTAGGGCAGTTCGACTACTGCTCGATCATCCCGACGCAGTACATCCCGGTCCTTAAGGATGTCGTGTCCAAGGTCGGGTGCAACCCTGCAGTTCGCGCTGCAGCGAGCGCTGCGATCGTGCAGGCGTTGACGCCGAGCGTTGCACCAGGGACGCCCGCGCAAGCTCCCTGGTACGCAACGATCGCGGCCGTTGGTGGCCCACAACTGATCGCTGACTGCATCTGCAAGAACATGCCGTCAACGATGCCGCCGAACATTCCGGCGCCGGCGCAAGCTTGGTACCAGAATCCTTGGGTGATCGGCGCGGTCGCGCTTGGTGCTGTCACGCTCGCGATCGTGCTTTCACGGCCGAAAGCAGCAGCACCCTCAGCGCCCAAAGCGTCGCCTCCGCCCGATGAAGAGGAGTGATCCGTGAATCAGATTTTGATCGGGCCTGACGGCCAACTTCTTGGCCCACAAGGCCAGCCTCTCGGCTACACCGCGGTGCAGACGCCGCAAGGTCTGATCGCGATTCCGAACCAGCTCCCACAACTTTCCCCGTTGGGGCAACAGCAGCCTCAACCATCTCCGCCTCCAACGCAGGGATCGTCATCTTCTTGGACCAAGCTCGCGTTGGCGGCCGCTCTTCTCGCTGGCGGTTACTGGTTCTGGAAACGCTACGTCTCGCCCAAAACGAAAGACGGACGTAAGACTGCGCTTCGTGAGCGTCGAGCCCGGCGCTCCCGTTCCCGCCTCATGGCCGAGGTAAAGCGCTATCTAGAAGACCACCCCGAAGCGAACGACGCGGAGGAAGCAGAAGAAGACGCCTACGAAGCATCCGAAGCTTGCGAGGCTTGCGAAACCGGCGAATGCGCCGATCACCAGGATTGATCGATGCTGCGCGTTGCTTCCGCACAGTACGCATCCGGGCTCGGCGCGATCGTTGTCACGCCCGGGCAGATGCTTGATGAGATGAACGCGGTCGACAAGGCTGTAGATGAGCTTGCGATCCGTATTACTCAACAGTTCACCGGAGCCGGAACCAACACGCTGTGGGTCAACGCGTGGACTCGTTGGAGGCAGGAGTGGAAGCAGTTTTACAGCGACCACCAAGATTGGACTGCCCGCCTCTTTTACGGGACGTACGAGAAGACGCTTGAATACCGATCGAAACTTGCTGACTGGCGAACACAGTTCGAGCAGATGCAGGGTCAGTCTGTAGGTCCGTCGCTTTCGCCTCTCCCACCTTCTGCAGTTCCGTTCACGGAGCAATACAAACCGCTCATCATCACAGGTGGTCTCATCGCTGGTGCTACGCTCGTTTGGCTCATCTTGCGGCGGACGCGGCCGGTTCAACCCACGTTGGAGATGTCATGAGGCAGCGAGCGCAGTCAACGATTCGATCAGACGTCGCGCGTGCGCTAGCGGGTCTTGGTGCATCCTGCCCGCCTGACTATCCCAATTCGGGCAAGCAGCCGAATACCTACATTTGCCCTCCCGGTCAGCAACCAAAGTGGGCAGACGATACTTGCTACACGTGTGTAACGGCTACCTGCCAAGGCGCCTACTTCTCAAAGTCGTATTGGCACGATTTCGGCGGAACGTCTTACTGCGATGTAGCTATCCAAGCCGATCCATCGAATCCCAATTGCTATAAATGCCCGACCGGCAACATCAGCGAAAATCCACCGATACAAAGACCACCGGGCGGAGGCGCACCAGGAGCACCCGCACCGGGCGCTCCGCCTCCAGGGGGAAACATGCCGCCCGCAGGCTTTGGACCAGGCAACCCACCGCCCATCTGCATGCCGCCATTCACTTGGCAGCAACAGTGCACGGCCGATCACCCGAAAGTGATTTTGTCGCCAGACGGCTGCAACACGTGCCTACGCGACAACGCGCAGCCCTGCCCGTCTGGCTATGCGAAGCCGCCGATGGGCTGGGTGTTCGGTGGTTGCCCGCCTGGCTACACATTCACGGTGCAGGAAGACACGGGCTGCGTTGGCTGCGCGATCGGCGGTTGCCCACGTCCGTACGTGCATGGCCCGCAGACGTGTCAGCAAGGTTGGCAGTCGGTGCATCACCCACAGTATCCCGACTGCGTTGTGTGCGCGCCCATCCCACCGGGCCAAGCAGCGCCGCCGTCTGTTACTACAACGCCGGGCGCGACGCCTACGACTTTGGCACCAACGCCAACGGCAGCGCCAACGCCGGGGCCCGCGACGATCACGCCACCTTCAACGTTGACGTCGAATCTCTCGACCGGCGCTAAGGTTGGTATCGGCGCCGCGGTCGTTCTAGGCCTCATCTACTTCTTGGGGAAAAAGTAATGTTTCAACCAACTATGCGAGACAGCATTCTCGCGTACCTAAATCGTGGGCTCGGGCAGGCGAAGCAACAGTACCAGCCCAAAGGTGTTCAGGCTGGGGGATCTCGATACAGCATCGTTCCTGGTGGGAACTGCAATTACAATCCCGTTGGCGCTACACAGAACCAAATAGCACGTGGCCGTTATGGCAGCGACACGAATCTGACTTTTGATCAGATCGACTCGCTGTTCCGCGGCACCCAAGTTCCGGTTACTGAAGTTGGAGGTAGTTCGTCGGTTGGTTGGTACATCGGAGGCGGAACAAAGACTCCGGCGCTCTTTGATCCACCCGGTTGTACCCCAAACAGCGGTTTCGTGGCCGGTAGAACTTGTAACTGCCAAAATCAAGATTTGCGATCGGCTGGACTTCTCGTTGCAACCCCTGACGGCGGTCTAGTTCTAGTTTCACCAGGCGTTTACTCACCCGGTATGGTCTGGACGGATCTTGTCGAAAAGACGCCAGCACCAGCGGTGACTCTCACACCCACGGTAGTTACGTTACCTGCGCCAACGTCTCCCCCTCCTGCACCGATCCCGTGTTCGCCGGGTTATCAGCAACCACCCACCGGTAGCCACATTACCTGTATTCCTGGCTACGGTTGGTCTGCAGATCCTAGCGGATCTGGTTGCGAGATCTGCAATCCGCTTTGCGCACCTGGTTGGTCAACTCCCGATCAAGGGCCGTCAACTTGCCCTGCGGGCGAGTATCTCGCGGTCGATCCTCGCACCCGCTGCGTGAAGTGCGTTCGTGGGGCTAATTGCTTCCTACCCGGCGAGAATCCGATTCCGTGCGGACCACCGTACACGCTCGAGGCCCGCGGTCAGTACACGTGCTGCGTAGTCCCAAGCGTTCCCACCACGTTGGCGCCTACGCCAACCGCAACAACGCCCGCGCCCGCGCCCGGAACGCCAGTTGATACCAGCCAAGCCAACGTAGGTTTCTCTACCGGTGTCAAGATCGCGATCGGCGCTGCGGTCCTTCTTCTTGCTCTAGGTATCATGAAGAAATCTGCCGGCTAATGCGCTCTGCACTTGGACAGGCATCGCCGAATTGCCCGACTGGGTACTACCCTGCGCCCCTCGTCTGCCCGAATCCAACCGACTACAAGATCACTCTCGATCCTTCAGGTTCGGGCTGCCAGCGCTGCGACAAGAAGACCGCGGCAGAGATGTCGAGCGATTACTGCATCCGCGCGATCCAGTTTTACCTTCAGGGTCAAGGACAACTCACGGCCGCTTCCGTCACCGGTACTTGGAACGATGAGACGCGACGGATTCTAGCTCTCCGTCTCGGTCCTTCTTGGGAAAGCTACTCGGGCGGTGCTTGCGGCATCCTTGCCAGCTTCGGCGCTGGGGTTCTCCCGAATGTTCCCGGTTATCCTGGCATGTATCCAGGTTACCCGGGCTACCAAGTTCCAAGCTCGATCACGCCTCAAACCTTACTGCTTCTCGGTGGTGGCGCGGTTCTTCTACTCCTATTGCTGAAACGCTAATGCTCAAGATCCCACTCGGTGCCGCCACAGTTACCGAAGTTAAGGAAGCACCCCAAGCTTCTTCGACTTCCACTGCTTCGACGCTACCAACGATCACCAAGGTTGGAATCGCCGCAGCTCTGATCGGCATCGTTGCCGTTATCGCATCTCGATCGAGGAAAAATTGATGCCAAAGTATGAAATCGAATTTGATGGCGATGAAGTCGAAGCCGCTTGTGCGTGGCACGGTGGCCAAAGCACCATGCTCTACGCTGTCTGCTCGACCGGCGCGCTCGCGTTGGGTTCACGTCGTCCACATAGCGACATGACCGATGCGGAATGGTTCGACGATCTCAAAGACGGCCTTGAATCAGAAGTGGAAGACGCGATCGAAGGTGCGGAAAAGCAGTTAGATAAAGCCAAAAGCGAAGACGACGAAGACGAGTTGAACATGCAAATAGACGCTTTCAAAAGCATGCTTCGCAAACTTCAAAAGTGAAATGCTATCCGTTCGATCACTTGGCCAGACTGACGACAAGCGCTACCGTGAGGTAGGCAACTGCGGCGTTGTCTCCGGTGGTGGGATCTTCTCGTCCAGCTCGCAGCCGTGCCGAACATGGGCAGCAGCTGATCTACCAGCTGCATTTCCCAACGGCGGAACTGTTTTCGCTGCCGATCTGAACAGCAACATCGATTACTTCCCGACTCCGCAGTCAGTGGTCGATAAGCTCGGTCGCTGCCAAGCGATCTGGACTGGCTACAGCCAAGGTTTCGCGGTGCCGACCGTTGCCGCTACCGAAGTGGTCGAGCCCGGCGTTTACCACCCGTCGAAGTCGTGGGCCACGATGATCGACGAATCGCACAAGCTTCGTGCGAACGACCCATCGATTCAAGCTCCCTTCGCGGCTTGCACTGAGACACCGACCCCAATCGATCAGGGCTTCGTGCGCAGCTCCACGGGAACGCTGACGCTCCGCAACCCTGACGGATCCACCAAGTGTGAATCGCCCGAGCTACAACAGTCGCAAGGGATCGTAGCTTCGTGGACCGCTCGTCTGCCTGCGCAGTATCAGAAGACGCTTCCCATCCTGCAGACGGCGGCGATGTGGCTTGCCTCCGATTCGTCTTCTTGGTCTAGCACCAGAGGCGTAGATCAAACCCGCGCCGTTGGACCTTTCACAGATCGCATCATCTGTGGATCCCAGCCAACGCAGTCGACCGCTGTAGAGTGGGGCCACAAGTACGACGTTCTAACAGCGACCGCGGCTCAGGTTGGTCCCACGGGAATTCTAGCGAGTGTCGATCGGCGCCTTGAAGGCCCCGTTCTGCAGGTCTATGTGAATCCCAACGCGGGCCCCGCTGCTTCCGTTGGTACCGCCTGGACGTCTCTTTGGACGCTCGGCACCGGTGGGAATCTTCTCGCTTCTCTCGCGGTGGGCTTGGCTACCAACGCCCTCATAAACGCTGCGGTCCAAGGCCAGTGGATCAATCTCTCGCCTTCACAGGTGAAGATCGCGATGAGCACCGGCCAGTGGCCGCTTCCTGGCACCGAGCGTGCCCGCTGGATGGACACACAGCAAGAATTTGATCCAAAGTTGCTCACTACGCTTCCAACGACCAGCAGCCCGCAAACAGCTAGCACAAGCGCAACCGCGTTCGGCGTTATCGGGATTGTTGTTGGTATCGTGCTTCTCGCGGTCGCTTCACGGGGGAAATCATGATCCACATCGTTCCCGTTCCCGTTGTTCCTACTGGTCTTGGTTGAGCATTCACCGACAAGGTCCGCCGTGAAGCGGATCAGAAAGCTCTCGAAGAGCAAAAGTTGGGACGTCCGCTGCCTTCCGCGTCGCCTTGGCAAAAATGACCGCGCCCGCCTACAACCATCACGCTTGCCCCGTTGAAGTTGCACTTACGAGCGCCGAGCTTGAAGCGCTCGGCCGTGGTGCACGGTTCATCAACGTTGCGGCGACGAATTCTTGTGGGCAGGTGATCGAGGTTCGGATTGTTGTGCTGTCACGCGAACAGGTAGAATCCCAAGGAGCGGCTTTCTCGGAGCTACCGCCGTTCTCGGATCTTGAATGAATTACTCAGTGTGGGATTGGAATCGGCGTCAGTTCGCCGTCTACCAAGATGGGCGGCAACGTCCGCTCATGGCCGATCCCACACTCTGCAAACCTGCGACGCAGCCCGGTGTCGGTGGGATGATCGATATCGGGATGTCCCTCTGCCCGCTCCCCCAAGATGCCCAACCTGTAGGTTTCAGCGAAGTTGCCGTGGGCCAAGTTGTCAGGGCTAGTCTCCCCGCCTCGCGTGGGCGTACGCGTCCAGGTCTGGGAATGCTCTTCGCCCCTGCCGTTGATGGAATTGGAGCAACATCTAGCCCGTCCGGTCTCGGCGATTTCACTTTCTCCGAAGCCGTGGTGATCAACATCCTCGTTTCTGTGATCGCCGGCATCGTTTCCAACTACGTTTTCAAAAGCGCGTTTACTACCGCGGGAAGGAAAATCTGATGCGACGAATGGTTGATCAGTGCGGTGTTTCCTACGTTGACCACGGAATGGGCTTCGTGCCCGAATACGGTCAAGGCGCTGTGCTTACCCCTTACAACACTTGGCACGGCTGCCCACCCGGCTACTATTGGGATTACATCAGTCAACGGTGCGTCGTAGGCACAACTAAACCAGCATCAAGATCTGCAGTGCAGCGGCGCGCGGTTGCTTCTGAAGCATCGGAAACAGGAATAAAGTCGGGTTTTTCTGTTTGTCCGTTCGGATACACAAGTTTTGCGCCGGGCGGCGGTGGTTGCTGCACCCCAACTACAACTCCGCCTTACCCGCCTCGTTGTCCGCAGGGAACAACCTGGAATAGCTGTAAGTGCGCCTCATAGATGAAATCCCCGGCAAGCTACTCGATTGCCCCGAGATCAACGGTGTCGTTTGGCCCGAGGCATTTGTTTGTCTCGGGCGCGTTCTTAGGATCGATTATTCCACCACGATACACGGCACTGACGGCGATGGTGGTGAACGCGGCTTCGCACACGTTTTTTCAAGTGGTGTAGATGCCTACACGCCCGATGAGCCTTCCGAATCTGCTTTCAAGATCGACGAACCGTTCGCGCCGATCCTGATCGGCCTCGTAGATCGAATCATGTTCACATGCACGGTCGATGAAGCCGCGCTTGTTGTTTGCTACGAACGGAAAGATGTCGATGACGCGATCTCCGAAGACGTAGACGAGATCTGCGCCATCGATCCGTGTCTCTTGGCGTGGGATCCCGAAGGCAAAA